AGAGCAACTGGTGCTGAAAACAGAATAGAAGCTAAGTTAGACAGTGAAATAGATAGGTCAACTGCAGAAGATATTAGAATTCAAGGTGAATTAGATGCAGAGGAAGATAGAGCTCAATCTGAAGAAAAAAGAATTGAAAATAAACTTGATGCAGAAATAGAGAGATCTACTACTAAAGACATTGAATTAGGAAATCAAATTATTGCTGAGACTAACAGAGCTGAAGGTGAGGAACAAAGAATTGAGACAAAACTAGACAATGAGATAACAAGATCTACAGCTAAGGATGAAGATCATGATAAAAGAATTGAAGCATTAGAAGGTGAAACTCATGTTCAGAATACAGATGTAGGAACTACAAGTCAGACATTCCAATTACAAATGGGAAAACCTGGCAATAAGATTAAAAATGAAGATGCAGCTATCTCTGTAAGAAATGCTGATGATTCTGACTATGTTAATTTTATTGCTAAGAATGCTACATTTAAAGGAGATCTTATAGTAGAAGGGCAATCATTTGTTACTGAAGCTGAGACTGTAGAAATTAAAGATAATATCTTATTATTGAATAAAGGTGAAATAGGTTCTGGTGTTACTAAAGGAATGGGTGGTTTACAGATTGATAGAGGAACTGAACCTGATTTTCAAATATTATTTGTTGAATCTGATAGAAGATTTAAAGCTGGAGAAGAAGGAGATCTTCAATGTTTAGCTTTAAGAGATGATGATGGAAGTATGATAAATGGAATGTTTACTTCTTGGGATTCAACTACACATAGACTTAAAACTACTAATATAATTCCTACTGGACAGAAATTATTTTTTAATAATAATTCAACTTCACTATCATTTACTAATCATACTTATACTGGAGGTGCTTATAGTTCAACATCTTTTACTTTTAATAATAGTGGAGGAAATTTATTTTTTAGTGCAGAAGGATCTAATTTAAATATAGATACAGATAAAACTAGATTTAAATTTTATAAAGATTTAATTATTCCTTCCTCTATAATTTCTTCAGGAAACAGTATTTCTTTATTAAATAGTTCTGGAGCAACAATTGCAACATTTGGATCTCCTAGTACTATTAATTCAAGTTTAAATGTAGCTAATCAGGTTATAATTAAAGGAGTACCTGGTACTAAACTTATAATGCAATCTTCTGATGCAAATAACTTTAATCTCATAGAAAGTCAAAATAGTTCTGGAACTATATTATCAAAATTAGGATATTATGGTACTTTCTGGGGAATAGATAATAAAAAGATTGCTACAGAAGAATTTGCTAATAACAAATTCTTACCTCTTGCAGGTGGAACTATGACTGGAGTTATTTTAATGAATAACAATGTTGTAATTCAATCTAAGAATTCTAGTGGAACTGCAAAAAGATTAATTGGAAAGGGAAGTAATAATGTAACTTATATTGGAGATTCTGATGGGCATACATTCTTATATAGTGATGATGCAGATATTTCTCATATAAGAAATGGGACCTCATACAGAATATGGGATTCTTATAACCTAACTAATCCAGTAACATATACTACAGATACATATAATTATGCAACATTAAGAAATAAAGATGGACAGTATTTTACTTATATTAAAGCAGGAACTAGTGGGTTATTGCCTCATTCTAAAGCTACATTAGTTAGTGGAGGATCAGGTTCCCTTGGGACTTCAGATCAGAGTTTTAATGCTGCATATATAAACAACTTACATACAAATAAAGTAACTTTTGGAGATGCTGGCTCATTTATAGACACCAATAAAAGTGGAGATTCTGATCATAAGGGTATTGGATTTTATACTTCTCAAAGTGCAGGTTGTCCTGTTTATGTAGGAAGTTTATGTGTTTCAGATGATTATGTTAATAGTGCTCCTAATATACCTACTAATGGGATATATTCTAAAGGAATTATATATATTGAAAATGGAATAGGATTTAGAAATAGTATTTGGACAAATGATTTAACTCCAAATAGAAATTATAGTGGATATTTACAAGTATTAGATGCTTATGATGCTGCCAATGCTGGAAGTCCTACTAATTATGGAACTGTATTACAAGTAAATTCAAAAAAAGATCATTGGGCAAATCAATTATGGTTTGGTAATAATGATAATATGTATCTTAGGAGGATGAATTATGGCTCAACAACATATGGAGAGTGGAATAGGTTATTAACAAATAAAGATGTTAATATAATACAAACAAAATCTAGTAGTAATCCTACTACTTTACCAGTTAATCAAATATTTTATTCTGAAATAAAAGGAGTTGCTGGAACTCCAACACCTAATGGGTTATTATTTAGTGTTCAAGGAGATGATGAAGGAATTCAATTATGGGCAAGTTCTTTTAGAAATGAACTTTATTATAGAACTAAATGGACATCATATGGTGATTGGATTAAACTAGTTACTGAATTTGATTTAAATAGTTATTTAACTAAAACTGAAGCTAGTACTTTATATTATCCTTATAATGGAAGAGGGTATCTTTCTATCACTTCCACTGGAAAACCTGTTATGAGTAATAATCAAGGATATGCTGTAAAAGACAAAGATGGGAATGAAAGAGAAGTACTATGGATGGGACCTAATAATGCTTTATATTTAGGGAATACTCCTCAATATACCTTGGGCCAGTTAGATCTCAGATGTACTACTCTTACTCATAATGGTAGTTCTATAGCTACACAAAATTATGTCACTAATCAATTATCTAATTATCTTCCTCTAACTGGAGGAACATTAACTGGACAAACAACCATATCAACATCAAACACCTCAGTACCTTTAATAATTAATTATGCTGCATCAGGTGCAACTGACTGTTTTATAAGATTTAATTTAAATGGAACAGCTAGTGGAGCTGTTGGATTCTTGTCAAGTAAAGGCACTTATTTGTATAATTATTCTAATAGTAAGTATTTATTTTTGAAGAATGATGGTGTATATTTTGGTACTAGTAGTTCTGATGCTAAACTTTTAACCTCAGCAGACTTATCATCTTATGCAACACAGTCTTGGGTTAATTCACAAGGTTTCTTAAAAAGTGCAGATATGAGTGGTTATGCAACCCAAAGCTGGGTTACTAGTCAAGGTTATTATAAGTCTGGTTCATCTTATCCTTTGTTTACTAGTGGAGTATATTTAGCTGCTAATGCTGGAACAACAGGGGGTTGGGCAAGAGAATATTGGGTAGGAAATAGTAGTTCTACTGGTGCAACTGGAGTAGGGTTTGGTGGATATGGAAATGGAGACACTCCAAATTATGCTTATATAGGTGTTGGTGCAAACTTAAATTATTCTTCTGTAAATAATCTTAAGGTCTATACAGATAAAGTTACCTTTGGTAATAAAACACTTGCAACAGTAGATCAAATACCATCTATACCAAGTATCTCTATATCTAATAGTGGTTCAGGTAATGCAGTAACAGCAATTACAGCTAGTGGTCATACATTAACTGTAACTAAAGGAGCAACATACCTTACATCAAGTTCATTATCAGGATATGCTACTCAGAGTTGGGTAACATCTCAAGGATATTTAACATCTTCATCTCTTAGTGGTTATGCTACACAAACATGGGTGAACAATAAGAATTATGCTGTAAGAGAATCAGATAATGTTTTAATATCTCATTCTAATGAATTTAATTTTACAGCTAGTTCTAATACATCTATAGTAATTAATTATAGAGGAGGGTCTGGTTCTTATACTTCTGCAGCTATTACAGAATACAGATTCTATAATGGACAAGGCAGTTTTTCTAATGTAAATATTCTTGCAAATTCATTTACTGGAAGTCTTATAGGAAATGCTTCATCAGCAACTAAACTGGGTTCTTCTACAGTAGGGGGAACAGCTAAACCTATCTATTTAAGTTCTGGTACTGCAACAGCTTGTTCAGCAACAGTAGGATCATCTACAGTTCCAGTATATATGAGTTCAGGAACTATTACTCAATGTTCTACTACTTTAGGAGTATCAATTACTGGTAATGCAGCAACTGCTACTACAGCAACTAAACTAGGATCATCTACAGTAGGATCTACTTCATTACCTATTTATCTTAATGCAGGAACACCAGCAGTTTGTAGTTCAACTTTAGGAGTTTCTATTACTGGTAATGCAGCAACAGCAACAAATGCTACTCAATTAGGAGGAACAGCTGCTTCTTCTTATGTAAAAGCTAATGACAATATTAGTAGATTAACAAATGATAGAGCTTATGTTAGGTCAACTTCTACTTTAAGAGTTAATGATATTCAAGTGACAACAGACTCTGCAGGAACAGAAACAGGAGTTTTATATGTAGTATTAGAAAAATAATTATGAGTTTAATATTAAATAATAAAGGAATAGCTTCAATGACTTTTAATGGAAAAAAAGTCAAAGAATGCTGGTTTAATGGAGTTAAAGTTTGGCCTAATTATCCTGATTTAGATCCTATAGTAGCACAGATAACAAAAGATTTAAAAATAGTGCCTATCCATTATTGCAAATTTGATGGAAATATAACACAAACTCCTTTACTTATTGATGGAGTTCAAATGAGTCCTATTAACTTTATCAGTACTCCAAACAGTCCTAAATATGAAAAAGGTGTTGGAGGGAGGAAAGCACTGAAATGTAGTTATGTTGATATTTCTTTAGCTCAATTAGCTAAAGCACAACATAGTGTATTCATATCAATGCTAATAAAACAAACTACTTTAAATAGTACTTATTCAGGAGTTTTAGGAGGAACTATATTTGGATTAAATACTAAAGGATATGGATATGCTTTAGGATGGGGTCCTAATATACAAAATAATAAAATCTGTGCTGAAAGTTATGCTGGTGGTGCTGCAGCTGCTGCTTATAGTCCTATTGCCATGACTACTAATAAATGGTATCATGTTATGATAGAATTTAGAGCTCCAATAACTGCAGTAGGATATGGTACACCAACATCTTGGATTTCTATAAATGGATCTGCATTTGTTCAAGCTAATGGAGCTGGTACTTTAGGAAGTACATTAGATTATAGTGATTTGTCTGAAAATGGTGATACATATATCCACTTAGGTTGTACATGGCAAAGTGGTCAAAAATACTTTAAAGGACTTATTCAAGATTTTGTATTATGGATAGATAACAGACTTACAGATGCTCATGTAGAATTATTAAAAAATTATTATAGAGAACTTGGAGTATATTAAATATAAATAATATGTGGGGGGGATTAGCATTTGTATTTGGTGTTTGGTTTGTTCCACTTATATTGTGGCTCATTCTAGATAGTCCATTTAAAAAACAAGCTAACTGTAATGCCTCTGAAAAAGAAAATAAACTTAGTAAGAGGATATTTACAGTAGCTACAATCATAGGAATAATTGTAATGATCTTAGTAGCAATACTAGGAAAATAATAAAGATATGATAGTATATAACACAAAAGAACAAGCAAAGATGAAGCTAAGGGGAATGTCTATTCCCTTTGGCTCTTCTATCCTTTTAGATACTCTTGAAGGCCAAATCTTAGGAGTACAAGGACATGAAGAAATTAATTTTTTAAGTATGGATTCTCTTCCTCCTACTGGTGGTAAAGTAGATCAAATACTTAAATTAGATAAAAATGGTAATGTAGTATGGGCTGATGATGAAATGAGAGCTATTATAGATAATCTAGATAGTACATCTACAGATGCAGCTCTTAGTGCTAATATGGGTAGAGAACTAAATGAGATTAAAATTAATAAAAGTATTTTCAATTCAAAAGTTTTCTTAGTAGGAGCAGATATTGTAGTTAATAATAAAGCATTAAGAATAAATCATTCTACATCTACTTATTCTTCTGCTGAAGATAAGTGGATAAATTCTACTATATACTCTAATTTTCCAGAAGCTAGTGCTGATAGTAATGGACTATTAAGTATTCTTAAATGGAAGATGTTAGACTATGCAGAGCAATACTTTAATACTAATACAGTAGGATTTGTTACTGCTATGAGAGATTTTACTTATACTGCAGATCAAGTCAACTTATCTAAGAAAGTATTTTATAGAAATAATGATACTTGGACACAGACAGATTCTCCTATTAAGATTACAGCAGCAACACAATCTCAAGCAGGAGTAATGTCTGCAGCAGATAAAACTAAACTAGATAATACAGTTAGTGCAACTACAGAAGCTACTCCAGATACTTTAGGATTAGTTAAACAAGCTGCAGAATTAACAGATCTACAAGCTGATAATGATTTAGCTGGAGTTATTGCTCACTTTAATCAGTTGCTAGCAAATCTTAAAGAAGCAGGTATAATGTATGCAACCCCTGTTGGTTCTTAATAACAGATGATATGGGTAAAGTATTCTATAATAGCAAACTAGCTAAACTATTATTGTTTAGTGGTTATAGTACAATAATGTTATTTGGTTTTATCTTCACTAAGAAAGATAGTCTTAGACCATCAACATTAAGACATGAGATGATTCATGTAGAACAATATAAAGAATGCTTAACTGCATTTATATTCCCATTTGCTTTATTTGCTGTATTTAATAGCTTCTGGTGGATTCTAATCTATCCATTGATGTATTACATTATGTATGGAGTAGAGTGTCTTATATCTTATATATACAATATTTTTAAAGGTATATTTACAAAACAGAAATTCTCTTGGGAAGAAATAAATGATAAGGCATATAATGCATCAGCTTTTGAAATGGAAGCCTATGATAATGAGGGCAAAGAAGATTATCTGGAAACAAGAAAGGGCTTTGCATTTATAAAATATTATGGAAAGGTCTGATTTTGCTATAGAAAATCTGACCATTTTTTAAAATTTTGAATTTTTTGAAATTATTTATAGTACTTTTGTATTGAAATTATTGGCCAATATTTCATTACAATTAAATTAAAAATTAACTCTCTTTAAAAATTAAAAATCATGGCAAGAAGTTTAGATGATGCTGCTTCAAAAGGAGTAGCAGGAACAGGTTTAGGGTTAACATACTAGCTCCATATAATAGTAATGTTATATGCAAATCCCTTGAATTGCTGGGAAGTCTTAGAGATAAGATTATCAGCAGCCAAGATTTATATTTAAAATATAAATATAAAGAAGGTTCAGAGACTATCTAGAAATAGAGTACACTACAAGCTTATGGTAGTGGAAGTGGGGTACATCCTAAGGGATGAAGATATAGTCCAAACTGTATGTATATATAAAGATACAGAAGTTCATCAGAGAACTGCATGAGGCTTGCAACTTCATGTGAATATAATGTAGGTATTGCAGGTACAGCTCTAGGATTGTGGGCATTAGCAAAATCAGGTAGTGGTTTGTTAGGTGGCATTGGTAGTGGAGAAACTATCATAGCTGGTAATAACTTAGGTTATGGAGCAACTGCTGCTGGTGGATTTGGATATACTCCTTCTGAAGTATATATGTCTGCTAAACAATGTGAAGATAATGTAGCATTGACCAGAGCAATTTATGATATGAGAATCAAAGACCTTCAAGAAAAGACTGGTATTTATAACTATTTCAATGACAAGTTCTGTCAAGTTGAGAAACAGGTAGCTGCCTTAGAACAGGCTAAACCTTATGAGCAAAAGATTTTGGATCTTCAGTTCCAATTAGCTCAGAACCATTCTGACAGATATACTGATAAGAAAACTTGTGGAGTAATCTATGGAGTAAATGTGTTGCCTGAAACTCCAGTAGTAACTGGGTATGAAGGTGCTAATGGTCCTTGGGGATCTTGTGGATGCCCTAGAGTAACTACTTCTAGTACTCCTAGTGCTAGCTAATATAAGGGGGATTTAGTTCCCCCTTTTAATATCTTATAACTATGGGAATAGCAGAACAATTAGCAGAACAAGCTCAATTAGCTAAAGAAAAGATTGGTGGTTTAAATAGCAATATTCAACAACTGCCTAAGTCTGTTTCTGAAGAAATTATAATTGAATTATCAAGTATATCAGATACAGATATGATAACTATGAATTCACTTCCTGAATTTATAGAAGCTAATAATCTTTATAATCAACACTTTCAATTGTTCCTTCTTAATAAGTTCAAAGAAGAATTTAGTTCAACAAAAGAAGGTAAATTAATATCTGAGAATCTCCTAAAGGTGATCAGAGACTGTAAGACTAAAGCAGTTGAAATAAATAAACAAAGATTAGAAGATTTAGAAGAGTTTAAAAGAAATCAATTTGAATTTGAACAATGGAAAAAAGAAAGGAATAAGTTATGATATCAGATGTAGAAATATTTAAGCAAGTAGCTCCTAGATGGATTAAGAATATAATAGTTCAACTTACAGGAAACAGCTTTGGTACAAAACTAATGCTTCCTATTGTAGATGAGATTGTAGAGAATAAGATAGGATCATTTGTAGACCTCTTAGCTGACTCTGAAGGCAATTTACATTTTGATAGGTTAATAGATAAATATCTCAAATTAATTGATGAGACAGGAGGATTTAAATTTAAACTTAGTGATCTTCCTAATGTTCCTAAAGGTTTTGCTAGTCTTATAGGAAACAAGACATATGAGATTGAGAAATCAGATCTTATGAGTCTTAAGACTTTATTTAATAATGCAAAACAACAACAAGTTAAATCTGATCAGTTATGAGACATTTGATGAATAAACTATTTGGAAGTGGACAAGATGATTCCATTATCTTTAGTGAACAGTTCAGAGAAGACTTTAGAAATAAAGGTATGAAGAACTTTGATAAAGATTATAATGGAATGGATAAGTCTAGGAGATATTCTGATCAGTCATATTCTCATAATCAAATGAATATGAGACAAGGTGATGAGAAAGGATATTGTGATCTTAGGATGATGGAACATGTAAAAGAACATGGTTATCATCTTGATAAGGAAATGCTTGAATGTGGATTACTACTATTAGATTTTGAAGATCATGAAGAGCCCTGGACAGTTGAAGAAACTGAAAGAGCTAGAAAGAATAATGGTTTACATTTTAATGGAGAATATTCTTCTGTAAACAAATATGATTTCAACTTCATTATGAATAAGAAGAAAGCTAAAGATAAATATGAAGGAAGATCTATTAATGAACTTGCTTATAAGAGCTATGAGTCATTGACTGATGATTCTTTCCCTTATCCTGAAGCTAAAGCTTATTTTATTTTCCTAACCTATTTGTATAGTACAATGGCAGAAAAGCATAAATTATTTAAATAAGCAATGACTCAATTGTTTATATATAGCCCTCTATCTTAATTGATAGGGGGCATTTTTTGTTTTTAATAACTTTTAAATTAAGATACTATGAAATTAATATTAAAAAGAATTAATAAGGCAAATGATTATACAGAAGGCAAACTGTATATTGATGGTGAATACATTGCAGATACATTAGAAGATTGTGATAGAGGCCTCACAGAAGATATGGAATTGACAGATATTATTGCTAGAAAAGTTTATGGTGAAACTGCTATTCCTGTAGGAACATATCAGATCACTTTAGATATAGTAAGTCCTAAGTTTAAAGATAGAGGATGGGCAAGGTTCTGTAATGGTAAACTTCCTAGACTAATGGATGTTCCTGGATTTGAGGGTGTTTTAATACATGTGGGAAATAATCCTGTTACAGATTCACTTGGATGTATCTTAGTTGGAACAAAAGATAAAGATGGTCATATTTGTAATAGTACAAATACATTTAAAGATTTATATTATAAATTAAAATCTTCTACAGATCAAATCACAATAACAATTGAATATGACAATTAAGACTAAAATATATATAGGTTTGTTTATTATAATGCTAGGAATGGTATGCACAATATCATTCCAAGCAAAATATATAAAGAAACAGAAAGCTAACATTGAAAGATTAGATGGAAATGTCACAGCTTTGACAACTGACATAAATCATTTTAAAGTAAATGATTCTCTTAATGCTGCTACTATTCAATCTCTTAATATTACAATAAGTGAATTTAAAGATATGAATATAGAAGCTAAGAAAACAATAGATGCCCTAAATATCAAATATAAGAGACTTTTAAAGGTCAATCAAACAATCACTCAAGAGAATCAAGATCTTCTCTTAAATAAGACAATAGACACCTTAATCCTTAAGGATACTATTGTTAAGACTGTAAGTGCTTCTTATAGATCACCATATTTAGATTTAGACATCTATGATCTAGGAAATCAATATCAAGTTAAATATGAATCAAGAGACACAATAGACCAGATCTTAGAAAATATTCCTAAGAAGTTCTTATTCATAAGATATGGAACAAAAGGATTTAAAACAACTTATGTTAATAGAAATCCTAATGCTAAGATAGTAGGAGCATCTGATTATATCTTTAAAAATAAAGTTTGGAAAAAGCAATAAAATGTTGTATCTTTGTACATTAATTTTAAATCTAAAATATGAAAACAAGAGAACTAATATTTAGAGTATTACAATTCTTATCTATTAACTCAGATGATTCTATTCAAGATTTTTCAGAGGAATATATATACAATGTGTTGATTGATAAGAGAGCATTTCTCTTAAAACAACATTACAAAGATGCAAGAAAAGCAGTCCCTAGGTCATGCTATCAAACTCTTAATGTTCCTTTAGAAAAAATTAGAGTAGTGCCTGATTTGAAATACTCTGATGTACTATTAAGATCAACTATTAATATTCCTGAAATGGTTGATTTTGCACAAGAAGCAGGAGTTGCTACAACTATAATTATGAGTACAGACTATACAGCAATTCCATTTAATCTAGTTACATTTGAAAGACTTCCTACAGTAGGATCTAATAAATGGACTAGAAATCTATTATATGTTGCACTAGGAGGTAAGAGTCTATATTGTAAGTCATTTAATCCTTCATTTAACAATCTTAATAAAGTATTAATCTTTGGAGTATTCTCAGACCCTTCTGAAGTATATTATGCAAATGGTAATACTGGAGATTTTTATGATGAAGAATTTCCTGCAGACACTTCTATGGTAGACTCTATAATTAAATTAGCATTAGATGAATTAACAAGAATTAGTAGACCAAAAGACATTTTGAATGATGGAGAAGGAATTGAAGACCAAAGGTCCAAGGCAGTTTAAATTTACAAATTCTTATGGTATAGAAGATTATTGGAAATATTATTGTAAGAATAGCAAGACTATACCTTATAAACAATACAAAGACATATTATATTTTATCTTAGAACAATATTCCCTATTAATCTCAGATCATGCAATGGATATGACATTCCCTTATAAGCTAGGCAAAATTTTAATTAGAAAACATCTACAGCAAGTAAAATTTGATGAGGAAGGAAACTTAATATCTAAACTTCCTGTTGATTATAAAGCTACTAAAGATTTATGGGCAAAAGATCCAGAAGCTAAAGAAAGAAAACAATTAGTATATTGTCTTAATCAACATTCTGAAGGATGGTGGTTTAGTATTAAATATCAAATATTTAATCAATTAAAATCACATTATAAAGTTAAGTTTCTTACTTTTAAACCTGCTAGGAAGATGACTAGAAGGTTTGCTAAAAATATAAAAGAACATAAAATAGATGCAACAGAATATGAAGTATGTGAAATTAACAGAACTGATTGATAGATTAAAGAGAAATAACATAATGGCAGATTTAAATTATGAGGAAGTAGTTGTACATGTTACAGACTTCTTTGCAATTTTAAATTCTCCTAAGTTATTACAATCTTTCAAAACAGATCAAGATATAGAGATCAAAGACTATCAAGGGAGAGTGCCTTGTAACTTTGTTCAGGAAGTTCAATTAAGAATGAGGCATCATAATAATGATAAAGCTTATATTCCTATGAGAGCTGCAACTGATACATTTCATCCTGTTACTAAACAAGATAAATATGTAGAAGGTCCTTCAGATTTAACTTATGTTATTAATGATGGAGTCATTACTACTTCCTTTAAGAATGGACATGTAGAAATGTCTTATAAAGGTATTGTAGTAGATGAGAATGGTGTTCCTATGATTCCTGAGAACTATGCTATTATGAGAGCTTTAATAGAATATATTAAAGTACAATATTATACCACATTAGTAGAGAATATGAGAATGCCTTATCAAGTCTTACAAATGGCAGAACAAAGATATGCTTGGGCAATAGGAAGAGCTAGTTCTCAATTACATCAAATGACATTAGATGAAGCTGAAAACTTTACTGACATTGTTAATAGACTTATTCCTGATCTTAAACAACATGATAAGTACTTTGCATCTCTAGGTAGTAAAGAGTATTTAAGAACACAATAATATGGGAATACCAAGAATAACTAAACATCTAGTCAAAGGGATGCAGCAAGATATTTCTAAATCTAAGTTTAGTAATGAATATGCTTATGAAGTTAGAAATGCAAGACTATTGGCAACTGATAGTCAAACAACATTAGCTGTAACCAATGAAAGAGGTAATAAAGAATATATTGTAACTGATGGTAAGAATCCAGTAGCTATTAAGGGAACTATCTTAGGACATTATGAAGTTAATGATTATATAGTATTATTTACTCATGACACTAATACATCTCCTAAAGATCATATCTATAGAATAGATACTAAAACTAATATCATGACAACTATTTTAGAAGGAGATATGTCATTTGATATTGATCATAAAATTGAAACTATTGGATGGTTTGAATCAGAATCTATTATTAAAGTATATTGGATTGATGGTAAGAATCAACCTAGATATGTTAATATTGCAGATGGAGCTGTAAATGATATTAGTGTAATTGACTTTGTTCCTGAGATAGGATATGGTACAATTGAAGTGTCAGAAACATCTGGTGGTATGTTTACTGCTGGTATGATTCAATATGGTTACAATCTATATAGAAAATATGGAGCACAATCTAAATTAAGTGGTCTTAGTCCTTTAATGGCAATTACAGCTAGAGGTGAAGGTGCTGAAAAAGATACACAAATTCCAGTTGCATATAATATAAAAATTAGTGATGTTCCAGATAAAGGATTTAATAATGTTAGGTTATATAGAATTCATAGAACAGAATTAAATAGTCTTCCTAAGATCAGTCTTATCTATGATGGAGAATTAACTAAAGATTCTAAAGGAGTTTTTACTTATAAAGATAATGGTCAAGTGTCATTAGAAGATGTTTCACTTGAACAACTATCATTCTTAGGATCAGATTTCTTAATTCCACAATGTATAGCTCAACATTCTAATAGATTAATATTTGCAAACTATAAAGAACAAATAAATAATCTAAAAGATCTTAAAGAGAAATATGGTTTTATAGGAGGAACTTCATTACCATTTTCTAATGGAGCTTATAATAAAGATTTAACTGCTGCTGGGCCAGAATATATATACTATAGTTTAGGAGCTGAAGAACCTACTGGGGATGCTTATTTAGACTCATTTACTAGACTTGCTGATGATCAACAAGATTTCTATTTAGATTATTCTTCAGAAGCTGTAAAACCTAATCCAGACTTTACTGGTAAAATTCAAACTGGTTCTCAGTATAATCCTTATAGAGGATCAGAAAATAAAGGAGAAATCAAAACTTCTTTTAAAAGAGGAGAAAAATACAGATTTGGAATTCAATTCTGTGATAAATATGGAACTTGGTTAGAAGTTATTTATTTAGCTGATATCCAAATTCCAAGATTTGAATCTAGTCTGATTAAGAATCCTAGAGGAGAAGGTTTAACAAATTTAACTGTTACTCCATTTAATACATATGCAGAAGGTCTTACCTATAAGATATATCCTAATTATGCTAGAATAACATTTTCTATTCCAGCTTCTCTATGTAAGATATTAGTTCAAGATTTTGGAATAACTAAAGCTAGAATAGTTAGAGTTGTGAGAGATAGTTCTAATGCTACTATATTATCTCAAGGAGTTTTGACTTCAACTATATTTCAAAGAACTCAAAGAGATGTAGGATTCTGGGCAATGCCTGATTATCTTACTAGACCTATGTCTCAATGGAAACCAGAAAAATATATTGCATTAGATACTGAAGTAATGCCTAAAGCTGCAATATTTAGTCCAAGAGGTGTATTTGAGCCTTTATCTGGAAAATTCACAAGAGCAGCAGGACCATTAGTTTGGTATGATAATTATGAATTAATTGCTAATGATTCTACATTTGAAGATGCTGTACCCATTATAACTCTTACAACTAATTTAAACTATTCAGTTTATGGAGATAGTAGTATATTAAATTTCTGGTCTCCTGAAGTTACATTTCCTAATCAACCTATCATAGATTTAAATACTTGTAGTATTAACATTATAGGATTTACAGCAAATGAATGGACTGTAAATACAGCTACTACATTAGACACTACTAATGATAAGAATATAAATGTAAGTGTTAGTATTCCAGGATATGAAAACAGAACTCTCACTTATCTTAGACCAGGAGCTAGAACTGATGGAGAAGGAATGATCTTTACTTATGATAGTCCTACTAATAATCATAAGTTGTCTATCTTCAGAAGTTATTATGGAATAAATATATTTAATACTGAAAACTCAAATTCTTATGTAATTTCAGATGTAGTAGCAGATAAAAAATATGCTGGAAGTAATAATGGAACTATAGATTTATTAATGTATAATATAGATAAATCTATTAAATACAATTCAGATATAGATATTCATTACACTGATAGAGATGCTTCTAAGACTCTTACATATAAAGGAAAAACTTCTCAACATGTAGTATTTCCTGTAACAGACACTCATTCTTCTAAGAATGTTCAACCTTGGTTGAAATTTAATGTTGGCAATGATGAAGGCACTGTTGGAGATCAATTTACTGCATATAATGGAATAGAATATAATGCTTGGGCAGGATATACAAGACCTGTTAATGAAATTCCAGTAGTAGAGTTACAAAGAGATCTTAAAGATCAATATGGAGATCCAGATAACAATAATAATCTATACATAGTTTGTAGTAAAGAAGAAGACATAGTCTATAGTGATACTAGACAATCTGTAATAGATATTATTGCAGATCAAGGTGATATATATCTTCAAAGATTTACTTTCTTAAAATCATATATAACAGATTCACAAGCAACTAATGGTGTTGCAGAGGCACTATCTGTTCTCTTAGAGTCAACTATTGACTTAGATAGAAGATATGATAATGCTAATAATCTTACAGATGTAAGAATGACACAGCCTGATGAATTCTATAAATTCAATGAAGTTTATAATCAAACTAATAATCTTTTTACTTATACTCAGATTCCTGCAGATCAAGATGTTCAAACCAATTTTCCTAATAAAATAATTGCTAGTAGTTCTAAAGTAGAAGGTTCTAAGATTGATAATGGAACTAATATACTACAGAATGAATTTATGGATCTTGATGGACAATATGGTGAAATTAGGAAACTACAAGAGTTTAATAGTTTCATGTATGGATTTCAAGATAGAGCTGTAAGTTATCTTATCATCAATCCTAGAGTTCAGATAGAACCATCTGATGGTGTAGCTATTGAATTAGGAACAGGACAATTCTTATCAGATAAGAGATATATTACAACTAAGTCTGGTACTAAGAATAAATGGGGAGTATGTTCTTCTAATACTGGTATTTATTATGTAGATGATACTAATAGCTCTATTAATAAAATATCAGGAGAAGGAATGCAAGATATATCCACAACATATGGTCTTCATGCTTATATGTCTAATTTAAATTTAAATCAGGACTTTAATTCTTATTTCCATAATAATAATGATGAAATCTATTTCAATTTTAAGGAAACTGAATCTTTAATATTTAGTGAAGCTGCAAATGCTTTTACTGAATTTATGGATATTACTCCTAATGTATTTATCTCTTACAAAGATACATTCTTGACAGATCATATTGTAAATAATGTAGAACATCTCTATACCCAATTTGAAGGAGATTATAATAATTTCTATGGAGAATTGAAAGATAGTTCTGTTACTATTATCTCTAATGAAAATGTAGATTTAGATAAGACATATGATAATATTGAATTTAGATCAGAATGTTATTCTCTTAAAGATGGTAAATGGAATACAGATGTGTTTAATGAAACTTACAACTATATACATTCTTGGAATGAAAGACAAGATTCAGGAGAAGTTCCTTTAATCTATAATAACAATCTTAAAGAAAGATTTAGAATATGGAGAACTCCAATTCCAAGACATAATAAATCTCTTATAAGAATGAGAAATGGATGGCAGTTCATTAAATTAGGTTTGAAGAATGAGAATAATAGAAAGGTTATTCTACATGATATAAATGTTAAATATTCAATATAATGAGTGATATACATATTAAGCCAAGTAAAAGGGGAACCTTTACTGCTGCAGCTAAGAAGAGAGGTAAAAGTGTTCAAGGTTTTGCCTCTCAAGTATTAGCTCATAAGGAAAACTATTCTCCTGCAATGGTTAAGAAAGCAAATTTTGCTAGGAATGCTAGTAAATGGAAACATGCAGAAGGTGGAGAATTATTGCCAAATGATTATTATTTAAATCTCTTTGCTCTTGGTGGAGAGACAAGTATTTTAGACCAAGCATCTGCAAATAGTGAAGAAGCTAAAGGATTAAAAGGATTACTTAATAAATTATCTTCTTTAGGAGAAGACAATGATTCTCTTAATAGTATTAATCCTCAATCTTTAGTAAATAATGTTTCTACACTATTTTCTTCTCCTCAAATTCAATCACAAGGAATGAATCAAACTGCAGGAGTAGATACAGAAAATGATTTTGATCCTCAGTATATAGATGTAACTAAAGTTAAAAAAGATTTTGACACTAAAGGAGCTATTACAGGCTCTATTGGTGCAGGATCAAGTCTTGGAGCAACTATAGGATCTGTTGTTCCTGGAGTAGGAACATTAGTTGGTGGAGCAGTAGGTGCTGTTGGAGGAGCTATTGCAGGAGGAATTAAATCTATATTTGGTAATAAGAAAGCTAAAAGAAAAGAAAGAAGAGCTAAGAATAAAGCCAGAGGTCTAAACAGTATGGCTACATTAGAAAGTTATATGGGAAAAGCATATGGATTTGCTGAAGGTGGAAACCTTAGTAATCTAATGGGAAGAAAATACTTTGCTGAAGGTGGCCTTACTACATTTAATAATGGAGGTTCACATGAAGAGTCTCCTATAGGAGGAATACCTCAAGGTGTGAGTGAAACAGGTCAAATAAATTTAGTTGAAGAAGGTGAAACTAGATTTCAAGACTATATCTTCTCAGATAGATTACTAGTACATAAAGAAATTGCTGAACAAATGAATCTTCCTAAGAATATCATAGGCAAGACATTTGCAGAAGCTAGTGAAATCTTAGGAAAAGATTTAGAAGAACATCCTAATGATCCTATTAGTGAAAGAGGATTTGAAGAGATGATGACAAGATTAATGGCTGCTAATAACATGACCAAAGATCTTAAAGATGCAGATGAACAAGCTAATGTATTTGCAGAAGGTGGTGATTTAGGAGATCCTAATATGCCTACAGGAGTTGTAAAAGAATCTGAAGAGGCTACAGAAGATATGGGAAGGGAAACTAAACCTATCACTGATGAACAAGTACAAAGAGTAGCTTCATCTAATATTAAAGAAGAAAAGATTCCAGGTGGTAGATCTAATTCTGAAGTAAGAGAAAAAGCTACTGAACTATTTGATCCTATGGAAATATCTGTAGGAATTAAAGTAGAAATGGAACATACAGATAGTATTGAAGCTGCAAGAGAAATTGCTTTAGATCATCTTGTAGAAAACAATGATTACTATACTAGACTATATCATATAGGACTTATTGATGAAGATCTTTCTGAAGAGGAAGAACAATTCTTAAAAGATAAATGGGCTCAAATAGAAGGTGCTGAGGAACTTTCTTCTGAAGAACAACCAATTAATCAACCAATAGATGAAAGTGTCTCTAATGGGCTAAATGAGGCCTTAAATGAGGTCTCTACAGAAGAACCACAACAATTTGCTTTAGGAGGTCCATTAGATGGAGGCTATGCTAAGAATAATCCATTTGGAACTGCATTATATAGAAAAGGTTGGGCTCATCCATTTAGAAGAAAACCTACAGAAATTGTTGTTAGGAAATCTCCTATAGGACCTCCTACACCTTCTGCAGTAGAAGAGACTACAATATATCCTATTCCTCCAGAAAGACAATTATTTACTGTACCAGATATTACAGGTGGATATGTACAATCTGATCCTATGTTTTATATTAAGGATAATACTTTTAATCCTGCATTTATTAAAGGAGGAGAAGATGAAGTATCAGCAACTAAAGCTAGTCCTAAGACTACTACAAAAGTAACTAGGAATGAAATAACTCCAATGACCACTCTGCCTTATAGTGGAGAAGTTCCTACTTTAAATCCTGTATTAAAAGAGCCTGAATTAGTAAAAGCTAAAACACAAACTTATCCTGAAGAAGAATCTAATTGGGAAGATTATTTAAGTCTATTGCAATATGCTCCTGTTTTAGGAAATCTTATAGGTGCTGCTACAGTAGGTAAAGCTGAAAGAGTTAATCCTACTAGAATCACACCTCAACAATTAAATGATTATCTACAATATAACCCTATTGATCCAAATACATATATGAATCCTATTCTAGCTCAAGCTGCTAATGCAAGAAGAGCTATGGCAGATGCTAGTGGAGGTTCTAGAGCTTCCATATTAGCAGCTAATTTAGGACTCAATGCACAATCTCAAAATGCAATATCTCAAGCTGCATTACAAGCTGAAGCTATTAATGAACAAAGAAGATTACAGTCTGCTGAATTTAATAGAGGCACTAATCAATTTAATGCTTCAGAAAGAGCTAGAGCAGAACAATTTAATACTAGTGCTAAGATGCAAGCAGATGATATTAATGCAAGAAATAGAGCTGCTAGAAGAAGTGCTATTAGAGGATATTTAACTGGTGCTGCTCAAGGATTAGGTGGTATAGGAAGAGAACAAGCATATAGAAATACAATTAAAACTATGGGTCTTGATTATTATTTGGATGCTTTGTCTAAGGTTAAATATAAAAAATCCTAAATTAATTTGGAATAATTTTAATTAATTAGTATCTTTGTGAAATGTTGCATTTAGTTTGTATATATTATAGTAACTAAGTGCAACACTCACATTAAATCAATAAATATGGCAGTTAATTACTATGATCAATTTCAACCACTGACATATAATCCAATGAGTTTACAGGAGATGTTAATTGGGCCTCAGATGATGCAACAGAAACATGATGAAGCACAAGCTTTATTAGATCAAGAGTCATTATTTGATGTTCCAGCTCTCTCTGTAGATCAACCTGGAGTACAAGAGTGGATGGATAAATATAAAGGTAATATAAATGAATTAGCTGATAATCTATTAAGATCTGGTTATAATAAAGATCTTGCTAGAAAAGCTAGAAGAATATTACAAGAAAAACAACAAGCTACATCTAGTAGAGGATATCTAGGAAAAGCTAGTAAAGCTTATCAAGATTATCTTAAGAATGTAGAAGATGAAAAGAAGAGATTAGAGAAAGGAGAAATTAATAGAGATCAATACCAAAGAGGATTGGCATTAGCATTACAAAGATATAATCAAGCTGGTGGTGCTTCTAAAGATGCAACATGGTCTCCTTGGACTTCAACTAAAGCAATTGATCTTCAAGATTTAGTTTCTAAATATGGTAAAGAAATAACACCTCAAACTATTGCTAGAGATTTAGGATATAAATATGATCCTACTACTGGTATTATTACAGATAGTTCTAATAAGACTGTTACAATAAGTCCAGAAAGAATTAGTCAAGTTATTCAGAGTAGAATAATGAGTAATCCTGAAGCAATGGCTTATCTTAAAGAAAGAGAACAATTAGGATTGTCTGATGGAGTTATGAATGAGCTAAGTAGATTGGGTGCTGAAGGAGCTCTTACATTTGCTAGAAATGATAGTGAGACTAAGACTAGTTATGATTTTGGTTTGTTTAAGAAATTCCAGCAAGGTTTCTTTGAATCAGAGCAAATGAATAAAGATGCTGTAGCTAAAATTCTTTCTTTAGATAATATGCCTATTGAAAATCTTGCTGAGATTGCTAAGAAGGGAACTGAAACAGACATGGTTTGGACACAAGGAACTTCTGGTCCAGGAACACCTGGAATACAAATTCCTTTACTTGCAGGAAAGTTTATGGGGTTAACTAAAGGAAGTTTGACAAAAGAAGATCAAGATGAAATTCAGAAATTTGTAAACCAACAAATAGATAATCAATATAATATTTATAAATCTACTGGAGCTAATATATCTAGAGATGACATTTTAAATTGGGAAGATAATTGGGCAAAAAATACTAAAACTACTTTAGCATTTAATATGGTTCCTAGTGCAATGTATGAGGAGAAATATGCTCAAGATATAGATAAAATTAAAAATGGTTCCTTCCCAGGTTCTATACAAGATTGGACTATAGATGGAGAAGCATTAGAAGATGCAGATGATTGGATAGATAGTTTGGGATATGATCCTAAAAAGAATCCTGTATCATCAGTGTCTACAGGCTTTGCTGCAAATGGAATGATGGCCACTTGGATTACTATGAAAGATGGAAAAACTTATACTGCTATAAGAAAACCTACAGAATCTGATCAAGCTAAGTTTGCTACTGCTAATACTTTATTTAATAAGTTCTATAGTAATGAAAGAGGTAAAATTCAATTTGCTAATCCTAAGACAGGTTATCCAATTGAAATGACAAAAGTTATTACCCCAGATGGTTTAAAAGCTTCTATAGTATTTAAGAAGCCTTCTTATAATAATCAAGGGCAACTTGTTGGTTGGACTATTGATACAGATTTTATGGATGGACAATCTAGTATAGACTATAATAGAGCAATTCAAAAATTAACTCCTTTTGTATTAAAAGATAAATATGTTAATAGATACTCAAAACAGAGAGAATCTTATTGATAATGAGATTCCAGATATAACTGATAGTATTAAAGTTGATAAAGAAGGGAGAAGATATATAGATGATCCTAACACTCCTAATGGAAGGACTTATCTATATGATTCACCAGTCACTAACTATGATATTATGAAGAAGGCTGCTGAAGAGGATATTTTACCAGAGTCTTGGTTAAGTAACAGCCCAATCTCTTATCAAGTAGCTGATGGTTATGACACTAATATGTCATATGATACATTGTTAAATCCTGAATTAAGAGAAGATTATTTTGCTAAACAACAGTCTCTCTTAGGACTAGCAGGAAAAAGTTTAGTTAGAGGAGTATCTGCAATTACAGCAGGTACTCTTGAATCATTAGGATATTTAGTAAATCCTAATACATATAAAGCTCTATTTGGAGGAGAAGTTGATGAATTTGAAAATCAATGGTCTAAAACATTTAGAGAATTAAAAGAATCTATGAATGATCTTACAGATCCTATTTATAGAACAATGCAATCTAAATCTGATAGTTTATGGTCAGCTATGTTTGATGCAACATTTTGGGCAGGTAATGCTGAGAGTATAGCTACTACATTATCTCTTATGATCCCTGGTATGGCTATTGCAAAAGGATTTGGAGGTGTTGGAAAACTTCTAGGAGCAACTGCTAAAACTGCTGCTAAAATGGCATCTGTTGGTGGTGCATTTGGAAGTAGAATTATGGAATCTGGAATGGAAGCTAAAGAAGCTTTTGACTCTTTCATAGAACAACATAAATTAGATGATGAATATGTAAATGATGAAGCTAAATTAAGAATAGATGCAGGTAAAGCTGCTTCTATGACTATGCAAGCTAATATGCCTTTATTCTTAATAGATGCATTTCAGTTTGATAGTATTTTACATGGTTTTACTTCATTTAAAGATGCAGCAACTAGAGCTAAGAGATTGGCTAATGTGGCATCTAAATATGGATGGAATGCTTTATCAGAAGGTACTGAAGAAGGGATTCAATATGTAATTCAAAAAGAAGCTGAGTATAATGCTATTCAAGATCCTGAAGTTAAAAAACTTTTAGGAGAAACATTCTCAGAAAGATGGGATAAATATACTGATGATATTGAGTTTAAGACTTCTATCTTATTAGGAGCTGCAGGTGGTGGTCTATTTAGTGCTGCTGGTCCTATTATTAATAGAGTATATGATAAGGCTCTTAATAGACTTAACAGTTATAATGCTGCTAAGGAAATAGCTGCTCTTAAGAATGATAAGAATGCTTTTGATCAAATTACAGATATTGAATTTGAAGATCAAGTAGCAAAACATTATAAAGCAGATACATTAGATACTCTCATTTCAACTTATAAAGATAAATTAAATACAGTTCCTGAAGACCAAAAACAGACTGTACAAGCTTATATAGACAGATTATCTAATATTCAAGAAACATTAACTGGTCTAAGTAAATTTGATCAGTTTAAAAATAATAAGAAACTAGCATTAATGTATGCTTTGACTGAACAAGATGGTTATAAACAAGAAGATCTTAATAAAGTTCTTATTGGAGAATTATCTAGTGCAGTTCAAACTACATTAGCTGATCAAGAATCTAAAGCTGAATTAAATGATGTCATTGCTGCTTTAAGAGTACAAGCATCTAAGCAAGTATTAAAAGACTTTAGCTCTCTTAAGAGAATAAATGAGATAGATTCTAATATCTACAAGAAGATTTATAAGAATCATATTGAAGGTCAAAAAGCTTTAGGTAATCTATCTGGTAAGAATATTAATATTGAAGATGTCTTAGCAAAAAATCCTAAGATTGAAGAAATAGCCTATAACTTAGAAAGAAACTTTGCAGAAAGAGGCATTTCTATTGAGATTATAAAAAGTTTAAATAAATACAAAACTGCAGCTAAAAAAGAAGAAACTAAATCTTCTCCTAAAGCTACAGAAACAAAAACTGAAACTCCAGTATCAGAACCAAAATCTGAGACTAGTGAGGATAAGAAAGAAAAAGAAAGTGTTCCTTCAGGTAGTACTGATGTAGTAGGAGCTAATGCTTTTGGTCTTAATAAAAAGAAAGATGAAAAAGTAGAAGAGACTAAGCCTACTCCTAAAAAAGAAGAAGGAGAACCTGAACTAGAAACTGATCCTGATGCTTTAGCTGAAGAATATGATGATTTTGAACAAGCTTTTACTAATGCTTTCTCTAAAGATTTATTAGAACCAACTGAAGGTGAAGATATTGAGGGAGAAAAGTCTGTAAAAGAAATGGTTAATACTGGAGCTGAATCAATTCTCAATGCTCCTAGTTTTAGTGATTATTTAAATAGTAAAGCACAGGCTGCAAAAGCTAGTTCTAAAAGTACTTTAGCTAAGAATATTTATGACACAGTAATGGCTAATGAAGAAGATCAATTAAGAGATTTTGATTTTAATGCTCCTACACAATCTCAAGCATTAGCTGCTGCATCTAAGTTTATTGATTTAGGTGGAGACTTCATGGCAGGTCAATTATTATATGAAGCAATGTCAGAACATAGACCTGTTGGAAATAATCTATTAGGAGCTGAAGACTTAGCAATATTTGATCAAGTATTAGATCATATACAAAAATTACAAGAAGCTAAACAATATGCTGATGTAAAAAAAGGAACTCCTATAGATAATACTATTCCTAGGGAGAATCCTAATGATGATCAACAAAAAGATCCTGAAGAACCTGAAGTCATTAAGAGAGATCCTTTAAGAATCTTTTCATTTAAATATAGAACAGAATCTTATACAGGAGCTAATGGAAGACCTAGATTAAGAAATTTAGAACAAGATGCAACTTCTAAGATATATAATAGTTACATTAACTTTGATGAGACTATTAAACCAGAAGTAGCTAATGTAGGTTCTACTGTATTCTTTGGTATTCCTGAAGACTTCTTAAAGAATCAATCTAAAGCTGAAGATGCTGATATTCTTGTCTATGATGAAAACAATAATGGTATTTCATGGATAAGAAAAGAATTTACTGCTGCTAAGTTTGGAGCTAATGATATTCAAATGGCTGAACTTAAGAAGCAAAGAGCTCTATTATATCAACAAGCACTTAAACATACAGGAGAAACTATTCTTATTAATGGTAAGAGAGTTATTCCTTGTAATGTATCCTCAACTATTACTGCTAAATCATATGGTTTAATTACACATGATGCAGAAAACTATTATCCTATTAAAGATGCATTACAAGTAGATAATGCTAGTGAGATTACTTTAGGAGCTGTTGTAGGATCTGAAACTAGCAATTATTCATTTGTAGTCCCTAATCCTCAAATTCCAGGATGGCATACACCTCCTATGGATGAAGTAAGAACTGGACATATATTTGCTTTAGTTCAAAGTGCTAATGGAGTTTATTATCCTCTAAGAGTCTATACTAGAAAGTTCTCAGAACTTAATAAAGATTCTAAATTATATAGGTATTATGATAGACATATCAAAGATGCTTTTAATGCTATACAAGATGATAATGCAACTAAGTCTAGTAAGGCATCAGATTCTTTAAATAGATATGTTGTAATTAGGCTTGTTAAGAATAACAATGCTGAATTACCTTATATGAAACAAGAATGGGTAGGTAATCATTATGAAGATGTTGAGGCTATGACTAGAGAACAAGCTCTTCAAGCAATTCAAGATTCTCTCATTAATATTCCTGCAAACTTCTTAAACTCTGGAGATAATATGATGAATGCAATCTTAGATTCAGATGTATTACAAATGAATATTATTCCAGGAGAACCTTTTCATTCACCTACATATAGTTATAGTAGTAACCTAGTTACTTTAGAAGCAACTGCTCCTATTGAAACTAAAGTTGAGCCTACTAAGAAAGTAAAAGTTGCAGAACCTCAAATAGCTGAACCTGTAACAGATCCAGTTGAGAAATCTTTTGAAGATAATTCTGCTCCTAAGAAAGTAGAAGATGTTCCTCAAGAACCTAAGAGAAGAGGTAAACTATTAAATCCTAATTCTAAATTAGCTCAACATCTTAAAGGAAAGAACATAGTTAAACCTGATCTTTCTAGAAGAGATGAATGGGGTAAAGATATGGATAGATATAGATTATCTTCTGATGAAAATCTTCAAAAAATTAACTTAGAAAAAGAACTTAATTGGTTAAAAGAAAACTTACCTCAGTTATCTGAAAATGATCTTGTTAAGATTCATAAAGGTCTTATTAATGTAGGAAGTTTAACTGCATGGGGGAGATTTAAAGATGGTATTATTGAAATATCAGATGAAGCTGCAGAAGGTACTGCATATCATGAAGCTTTCCATGCTGTATTTAACATGTTTTTAACTGAATCTGAAGCAAATGCTCTTTTAAATAAAGCTAGAAAGAAATTTAATTTAGAAGGCAAATCAGATGTTGCAGTTGAAGAACACTTGGCAGATCAATTTAGAGAATATGTAAATGATAATGCTAAGACTAAATCTATCCTAGATAAGATTAGTGATTTTTTTAAGAATATCTACCATATTATAAAAAATAAATTACATCTTAATCCTAGTATTGAGCAAGTATTTTATGATATTAATAGAGGTAGATATGCACATTATAAAGTAAAAAGTAATAAGTTAGTAGAAAGAACTTGGCTTTCAAATATTACTCCATCTGTTTATAAGAGAAGAGTAAATATGTTAGTTGATGCTTTTGAAGATCTTATTGATAACTTAGTTACAGACTATCCTAATCTTAGCAGAACAGAAGTTATTAAACAAAATAGTATTGAAGATTATATCTTAGCTATTCATGATCAATTCTATGATGCTGTTCATGGTTCAGATCCTGTATATACTACTCCTGAAAGTAGAGATGCAGTAGATCTTATGTTAGATGAATTGCTTACATTTGATGCTGAAGGTAATCCTATATTTGGACAATTAACTCTTGATGTTCTTAAAGAAATATCTACACTTGAAGGAGTTACATTTAAAGCTAAACAAATTGTTGATGCTGATATGAATGTACAAGATCAAGTTGATGACTTTATGAATGATGAGGATACTGTAAAACAAGAAGGATGGCAAATAGATCAATCAACTGTGGCAGCAATAACTAAGTTAAGACAAAGTACTAGAAATATAATTAGGAGAATTCCTAAAGTAAGACCTGATGGAACTCTAGTAGCTCCTGATGATTTAGGATATCAACCATACATGAGTTCAACAGAAGTGTTTGCAACATTATTAGGAAGACTTTCTAATATGTCTAGACCTTCAGATCTCTTAACTTCATTAGAAGCTATGAGAACTAATTTCCCATGGGTGGCTCCTATTATAGATAAAATAAATTCAGATCCCAAGATTAAGACTGACTTCTATAATTCATTTAGAAGTGATGCTGTGGAATATATGTTAGTACAATCTCAAGATGATGGTACTATGAGAGTATTCCCTGGTAATGCTCTTAATAAAGGAGATGAAGTAACTAAAACATGGTCTTCTAATCTAGCAATGGCAGATAAGACCAAAGCAGAATTATTATTTGATATTGAGAATAGTCTTAAGAAAATAATAGAACTTAAAACTAAGTTTTCTTCTAATCAATTCAGATTAGGAACACTTAAGACTTGGATTAATAATTGGAAGAGTGGTTCATTTATAAATGCTGATCTTAAGAGATATACTAAAGAACTTGCTGAAGCTTCTCATGTATTAGGTTTTGATTTTACACCTGATGAATTATATAAAATATTCTCTTCAAGTTTTGTAAAACAAGAGTTTAATAAAACTACTCTAAGACCTCTTGATGAGGTAATGATTAACTTATTTAAAGTATTTAATGCATCTAAACAGATTCTTAGTAAAGAGGATTTTAAAGATAGACAAAACTTATATGCAGAATTAGAATTACTTCCTGTTAAGAGAGCAATTACTGAATTAGGAAGAAGAGCTGCAAGTGTGAGATCAGATTTATATGAATCTTCTTTAAGAGAAGATGGTAAGACTTATTCAACTAATGTTACTCCATCATTTATTGGTAAGTTGTTTAAGAGACTTACAAATCATAATGATCTAAGTCAATTTGAAACATTTAGAAAAAGCTTCTTCTATACTAATAATAAAGGTGAATTCACTCATCCTTGGTTAAAAGAATTATATAGAGCTGCTAAAAATCCTTTTAGTACTATAGAAACTAGAGTTTCAACATTCTTACATAAAGATAAAGTTAAATATACAAAATTAAGTAAACCTGATTTTCTTGGTTCTAAGATCAACTTATGGTATAATAATGGAGCTCAAATGTATAGTTATTATATGACTCCTATTCCTTCTGATGGTTCTTCTATGCCTGTTATAAGATTTAGAAAATATGCAATTGAAGATTGCATGGATGGTCTTGTAGCATTAGCTAAGAGTGAAATTAATAGAATTGAAGTTGTTAAGAAAAGACAAGCTCTTATAAAAGAAGGTAAGATTCATGAGATTATTAACTTTGATAGAAGAGGAGACAAATTCTTAATGTTTCCATTCTTAAACAAATATAATATCAATGATCTTAAGAGTTCAGAAGAAGACTTAAGAAATTATATTGAACAAGCTGTTGAAGAAGGTTTTGAAGCATTTAAGAAAGATCCTAACTTAGATCCTACTAAGTATGATAAGAGAGTTGTTGAAGATACTTTAAAACAGTTCTATTATAATGATCTTATGGCTCAGATGAGTATTCTTACATTAACATCTGTAGACTTAGCTTTCTATAAGAGTGATATAGACTTCTTTAAGAGAAATAAACAGATTATGTCTCCTGGCCATTATGGTGATTGGGAATCATTAGGAATTCCAGAGAAATTCACTGCAATAAGATTAAAAGATAATGAAATTCCTTCTCTTGTAGGAGAACAATATTATACTAATCTTAGAGCTAATGGTGTTAGTGTTGCAGAGGCTATGATTATTGCAGCTAAGTTTGGTTATAGTAATGCAACAGATTCTGAAGGTAAGAGAATAGTTAAACTTCCTAATGGTAAAACTATTAAGAGTGGTCTTAATAATAGTACTGATGGTCAAACATTTATAACTCTAGATAGATATAGAAACATTGCTAGAATGAACTCTAAATGGGATGATTCTAAAGAAGCTTCTTATCAGAGAATTAAGAATGGTACTTATAATATGGAAGACATCTTAACATTCTCATTACAGCCTATTAAACCTTATATGTATGCACCTCATACTATAGATGCTAATGTAGACTATAATGGAGGCAGGACTTCAATATATCAACCATTACAAAATAAAAACTCTGAAGCAGTTCTTATTCCTCAGATGTTAAAAGGTAATAAACTATTAACTGCATTAGTAGAAGGTATGGAAGCAAATGGTATTGATGCTGTTTACTTTGAATCTGCTGTTAAAGAAGGAATGGAATTAAATACTTCAGAAGAAATTAAAGAAAAACAAAGAGCTAAAGGAGAACAAGTTTTACCTGATGCTATTCTTAAGTTTAATGGAGATCCTAATGAACTGAAGAATGTAGTTAAATATGAATTAAGTAATGATGACTACATGTATCAAATGGACACTCCAGAACACTTTAAAGATACATTACAATTACTAGGTTCTCAATTTAGAAAACATATTATTGCAAACTTAGGACAAGATGCTAAGTTTAATCTTAATGGTGTAGAATATAATGGACTTGAGATTGCAGATCTATTTGATAAAATCTTAGCATGGAACTATGACAAGAATTTTAAGAAAGTTCAAGATAAAATAGGTTCTATTGAAGGTTTGGCACAAGAACTACAGAATTCAGTAATGCAAAGAAAGTTTGCAGAGAATACTGTAGAAGCTGTACAATTAATGAATTGGAAAGGACAGAAAGTATTTAAATTGCCTTTATACTTCCCAATACAATCTAACAGAATATTCCAAATGATTTCATCTATCTTTAGGAATAACATTGTTAGAAGTAAAATTAATGGTGGAGCTTTATATCAAGTGTCTTCTTATGGATTTGATGATAGACTTAAAGTTCATATGAAAGATGGCCATATTGAGTATGTAGATGCTATTGTTCCATATATGTATGGTAAACATCTAGCTAAATATGCTAATGCAGATGGAATGATTAATACATCTAAAATAGAAGATAAGGAACTTCTTAAGATGATATGTTATAGAATTCCTACTGAAGACAAATATTCAGGAGTACCATTAAGAATTGCAGGATTTAGTTCACCAGCAGAAGGAGGTATTATTAAGTTGCCTGCAGATATATTAACTATTACAGGTTCTGACCTGGACATAGACAAGATGTATTTTATGACTTATGCAACTAAATATACTCCTGGTTCTTATGACTTAGGAAAAATCAGATCTTTCTTAGTTAATAATGGTTATCTAACTGACAGATTTACTACTGGTGATTATAAATCAGAATTAGAGTATTTAAGAAATCTTTTAGAGTCTTATGATGAAGGAAATAAATTAAGTGCAGAAGAGACTAAAGCAATGTCTGAAGTTTCCAAACTCTTAAAGGAATATCCTCAATTAATCAAACAAGATTCTAAATTAGAAAAGATTAAATATGATTATAATAAAGCTCCTAAAGATCAATCTGTAGAAGCAAGCAATAATGCCTTAATTGATATTGCTTATTCTATCTTAACATCTAATGATGCTTTTAAGACTATGGTAAGTGGGGCTAATACAGAGATGTTCTCTAGAGTTATTGACACATTAGCAACTGTTGAAAAGTCCAATAAAGATGAAGGACATGGTATGATGGATCCTATCTATCTAACTAATACTTTCTATGAGTATATGGCAGGAAAAGCATTAACTGGTGTATTTGCTTCTAATAGTGCTAACCATTCAATGTTGCAATTCTATGATGTCAACTTTAAGAGTTCTCCTATCTATTTAGATGGTAAAGGAGCTCAGAGAATTAGTCCTGTTAAGACTCTTGATGGTACTCAGAATGTGACTAATGTATTAGGGTCATTCTTAGCAACAGTAGTAGATAATGCTAAGACTTTGACAGCTTCTAAAGTTAATTTAAATTTATTTACTGCTAGTACCTATACTTTATTATTAAGACTTGGGCACAATCCTGAAACAGTAATGTATTTTATGTCTCAGCCTTCATTAAAACAACTATCTGATAGAGTATTAGCATCTGGAGATTTATTTAACTTTGATTCTATCTTAAATAATCTTATTACAGAATATGAAAATTCTCTTGATAAAAAACTTCTAGAAGATGTAAATAAAGGTAGAATTAAATTTTATTTCAATCAAGGAGATTTAATTACAGCAATTAATGACTATTATAAAGGAACTAATCCTCAAATAGAAAATGCTAAACAAATCTTAGTATTGAAAGCATTTAAGAATCTTATTACTCCTTCTACTACTTTAAGACAAATTAACTCAGCAATGAGATCTGAAACTTATGGTTCAGCTCCTACATATGGAGATATGGAAGCACAAAGAATGAAGTTCTTAAAGTTGAAGGCTAAACAAAGTGTTGAAGGACTTGATGATGTCTTAATATGGATGCCAAGAGGTGAGAAGTATGAAGAATTTATGGAGAGTCCTATCACTAAGAAATCATTTGTTGCAGCTAATACAAATGGTGTAGTTGAGTATATGAGATATACTGATAAACTATCTCCATTTAATAAAGGCAATTTTAACTTTATTAAGAATACTGTAGCTAATGGAATTAAAGAGGATCTTAATGGATCAGATATTGATGCTATTAATGAAATGGTAATGAACTATTTTACTAAACAATTAGACTTCTTTAAATTCAATGAAAAACAGACTAAAGCATTGATCTATGAATATCCTAAGAGATTCTCTAAGATAGTTGAAAATGATCCTTATCTTAAGAATGTTAATGAATTTACTAAGAGACTGTCAGTTCAAACATTACCTCAAAGAACTCTTAATGGCAGAGAAAGATTACAAATTATTAAATATAGTGGATCTAGATTTGACAATGAAGTTGCAAAAGATGAATCTATCAGAGCTTATGAATATTTATGGAGAACTCCTAAATATACTAAGTTAGCTGAAGATTTATTGAAATACAACTTTGTTCTTAATGGTTGGGGACTAAATAACAATAGCTTCAATCATGTTATTCCAATCTCTATGATCAATAATATTCCTGGCTTTAATGAATTATTTAGAGAGCAAATATTCACTTCAGATTTATTAGTAAATGAATCTCTAGCTGATGATTTCTTCTTAAATAACTATAGAGATAATAGACTTGTTCCTGAGTTTACTAAAGAGACAAGTGGTGTTAAATTTATAGGAAATAAAGATCATACAGGATTAGAAGTAGAAAAGTTCTCTGATGGTGTAACAATCTTTGAAATTGGGGAAGATCAAGATAAGCCTTATAGATTCTTAAAATTTAATAACAATGGTAAAATAGAATTGTATAAACATACAGGACAAACTCAAACTGAATACACTTATACTAGAGTTGGTGCTTTAGGAACAGGTCAGATATTTGAATTTGGTTCTGGTGAATCTATATTTGCTTCTAATAATCTTTCTTCTAAGACTCAAGATAAAGTCTCTGTAGATGCACTTCTTAAAGTTCATGATGCTACTGTAGAAACAGAGTTATCTAAACATTCTGATAAATCTGACTTTAATAAAGAAGGTATAGAAAAAACAGATGATGCTTTGAAAGAAGTATTTAATTCAGATATATTTAAGAAAACTGCAGAGGAAATTAAAAATCATTGTAAAGGTAAATAATATAATGGGGGTGAGATAATATCAATCCCCCTATAATTTTTAAAATATGAAAATTTGTCCAAATTTAAGTAATCCACAAGTTAAAGAAGACTTTGAAACTCTGAAAACAATATTTGGAGAAAATGAAGCTTATTATCTTTGGAATAAAAATGGAGGATATTTTTTAGACAAAACATCTGAAGGAGATCTTAATACTATTTATACTACTGCTTATGAAAATTACAATAATAAAGAATATGCTTTAAAAGTTGCAGCTTTAGAACTTCTTAAAGGAGAGTATCAAATTGAAGATATTAAACCTACAAAGACAACTACTACTATTGAATTAGGAAAACAAGTTCTAAATAATATCTTAGAAGGATATGGAATGAATAGTAAAGGTCAATTTAAATTAGAAGAAGACCAAGCTATTAGTCTTAATGATGCCATTCATGCTGCTGGATTAAAAGATGTTAATGTTGTGTCTATAGGAAATAAATATCAATTATATGACAATAGTCTTAATAAGTATGTCCTTCCTAAAGATATTAAAAATAATCCTAAATATATATTATCTGCATCAGATTTACAATCTTCAGTCAAGACCAGAATCTTAGAAGAATTAAAAAAACTAGGGGTAAAGGTTGATGTTGTAGATTCTTTAAACTCTCAATATGGAATAGATGCAGTAGCAGTTGCAGATATTACAAGTAAAGCAATTAAGTTTGCTAATAATGAAATTCCTTTTGAAGCATTAGGTGAAGAAGGAGCACACTTCTTTGTTGAAGCAATGAATGATACTCCATTTATTAATAGATTAATGAATCTTGTAAAACAAAATGAAGTTTATAAATCTATTTTAGGAGATGATTACAGTACTTATAGTCAAGTCTACAGAAATAATGAAGATATGTTAGCAAAAGAGGCCATAGGAAAGCTTCTGGGGCAATATCTCACTGATCCTAATACTCTTGCTTATAAGCCAGCTAAAAGTCTCTTAGAAAGGCTCTGGATGGCCTTAAAATCAATATTTGCTTCTAAGAATACACAAGATCTTGATAGACTATTAAATTCAGAATTGCAACAGTTTGCTCATGATATTTTAATGGGTAAAGCTACTAAAATGTCTAAAAAATCTCTATGGAAGTCATCTTCAGATAAACTATTTAGAATCTCTAATAAAGCTTCTAAGTTAGAAGAAGTAATGAAAAAGATGATTGAAACAGAAGGACTAAGATTAAAAATCTTTGAATCTTCTGCTTTTACTAACATTCAAACTATAGAGAATCAAAAGAATATTATTGCAGACTTAGTTGGAGCATTAGAAAAAGGAACTGTTAAAGAAAGAATTGCATCTTATATTTCAAATTCCACTTACATTATTAAAGAAATGACTGATATGTTAGCTAGAGAAGAGGAGTTACAATCTAAGAACTCTATCTCTAAATCAGCTCATGTTGCTAGAAGAATGAAGTCATTTATGAATTCTGTAAGACCTATTGTAAATGAGATGCAAACTTATATTAAAGAAGACAATAGTGATCCTGAATTTAATAAAGAATTAAGTACTACTATTAATGAATTCTTAGCAGAAGCTAATTATGTAAATAATGAACTTCAATATAAGATGTTTAACATCTTTGCTAAGTTCATTGGTATGAATTTTGATAAGTTTGCTGATGTAGAGAATCCCTTTGGTGAGAAATTAACCAAAGAACAAGTTATTGAAAAAATTGCAATGGCAGATAAAGACAATAACTGGTTTAACAGATATATCTCTGCAGCTAGTGATAATCCAGATATTGTTATTAACTTAGTAAGTATGTCTCTTAAGAATTCAGAACATGATGTAAGAATGAAAACACAAAATGCTGAGTATAGATTAAGAAATGCTTATATGAAGTTAAGAGATGCTGGAATTACAGATCTTACAGTATTCTTAGAAAAAGATTCAGAAGGCAATTATACTCAAAACTTCATTTCAGAATGGGACTATTCAGGATATGAAAAAGCTAGAGAAGAATTCTTAAAAGAACTGTGGAGTAAATTTCCTCAGAATCCTTATGAAAGAAATAAAGCTTTTGCTGCTAATCCTTCTCTTGAAAAAGAATGGACTAGTATGTGGGCAGACTTTAATATGAAATGGGTAGAAAGAGTTAAAGGATGGGAAAATATTATGATGCAGAAGAAAAATTCTCTTCCTAAACCTGAATATCTAAGATGGAAAGCTAAGAATATTAGAGAATTTATGGATGCAAAAGGAAATGTTCATTTCTCTCCTAGTGTTTATGGAGAATTAGCACATCCTAAAGTTAAGAGTAAAGCTTTTAAAGAACTTAAAAAAGATCCTGCTAAACTAGAATTCTATAATACTCTTAATGGTCTTATGCAAGAAGCTTTAGATATGTTACCTCATAATATTAGAGGAGTTACTCCTAATATGGCTCCTAGAACAAGAGCTACATTTAATGAAAGATTAACTCAAGAAGGTCTTAGAGGAGCATTTAAAGGTGAAGATTTCTTATCATCTATTGAAATTAGAGCTGATGAAGACCAATTTGGTAATCAATATCAAGAATCATTACAAGACTTTGAAGGTAATACAGTTCAATTCTTACCTATATATTATACTGCTAAGATTAAAAATGCTACATTCTCTACAGATGTCTTAGGATCAGTATTGCAATTCTATAATATGGCCTCTAACTATAATATTAAATCTAGGATGATTGATATATTAGAGGTAGGTAAAGATGTATTATCAGAAAGACTTGTTAAGATTGGTAATAATGGATTAGAAAGTAAAGTGTCTATTCCTATCTTAGGAAATCTTATACAAAGGAGAAATAAAGAAAAAGCTGAAGCATTATTTAAAGGATATAAGACTCTTATTAATAAAGGACTATATGGTGAGTACCAAGAGAAAGAAGGTTCATTCAGAGTATATCTTCCATTCTATGGTGAAGTTAATGTAGATAGAGCTAAATTAGCTAACTTAGGAAGAGATGCTGTTACATATATGATGTTAGCTGGATCTCCTTTTGTAGGACTTGCTAACCAATTTACTGGAGAATTAACTATTCTTAATGAAGCTGCTTCTAAGAGATTCTTTACAGCTAAAGACAGAGCATTTGCATCTAAAGAAATCTTAAAACTCATGCCTGAGTTTATGAAAGAAGTTGGAGATATAACTCCTGACTCTAAATTATGGTATATGATGTCTTATTTTAATATCTTAGGAGAATATGATCAACATATGCAAAATGTTAAGTCTAATGTGAAGAATAAACTTATGAGAGCTCTTACAGGAGATTCTCTAATGGCATTTATATCTTCTGGTGACTTTATGAATAAGCTAACAGTTAGTATTGCTCTTATGCATCATACTAAAGTTCTCAATGCTGAAGGTAAAGAAGTAACATTATATGATCAATTTGAAGTAAAAGATGGTATTCCTGGTCTTAAAGAAGGTACTAAGAATTTAGATGGAACAGCTTATACTAAAGAAGATCTTAAAGCATTCTTTAATAGACAAAGTAAACTAAATGCTCAACTATTTGGTATGGTTGACAATATAGATAGAGCTCCTGCTCAGACTAAAGCTATTGGTAGAATGCTATTAATCTTTAGAACATTTATGGGTCCTAACTTAAATAGAAGATTCTCTAAGAATAAACTAGATACTTCATTAGGAGTCTACACTGAAGGTTACTACAATACATTTGGTAAATTCTTAAAGACAATAGCTAAGGATGCTGCTCATGCTAGATTTAGTATTTTGACTAATTGGAATAATCTTACTGAAGGCCAAAAACAAAATATGGCAATAGCTTTGACAGAAATGGCTTCTATGGCTGTTATGGCTACTTTAGTATTTATTTTAGGAGCATTAGCAAAAAGTGCTGGAGATGATGAAGAAAAAAGATTAAGAGCACTACAGCTGATGATTGCTAGAACTAATTCAGAAATTGCTGCATTGTCTCCATTTGGTCTATTGGGGGAAACAACTAGAATATTTCAATCTCCTACTGCTTTAATGGGACTTGTAGATAGAGTTACAGATATTCTAAATATCACTAATTTATTTGAAACATATGAATCTGGTACATTTGAAGGTTATAATAAAGGTCTTATTAAAATGCTAAGATTGATTCCAGGTAATAGATTAGTATTTGACTTCTTAACAGTAGAAGATAAATTAAAGTTCTATGGATTAGATTAATTAAAAAAACTAGGGGGAAGACTTGTGATCTTCTCCCTTTTATTTTTTAAAATGCTTCATTCATCACAGCATTTCCTACTATTCCAACTCCTGGAGCTGAAAAAGTACAAGTTCTATATGCTGCATTAAGACTATTAAATTGTGCCCAATTTAAAGAATCTACTAATGTATACCATTGAGAATATTTATCATTATCTTTATTGGCTAAGTTTATAATAGATTGTTCTATACTATGAACTTCATAATTAGATTTAATCTTCTTTCCTTCATCAGTAAGCATATCTTTTAAATCACCTGCAATATCCTTACAAATATAGAAAAGCTTCTCTAAATCTTCATTATTATCTATTACATAATCAAAATGTTCATCTGCTATATCAACAGCTTGGTTTTCAGAATTATGAGGATCTTCAGCTTCATTTGGATTTCTAATTTTTATAAAAATAAAATCTTTATCTTTTAAAGTTTCAAATTCATTATTAAACCTACAGTCAGGAACTATCACTACATCTTTATTTATCTTTTTAAAAAGTTGTTTAATAAAGAAATCTTCACCAAATCCCTTCTTAAATTTTTCAGATTCTAATTGCATAATAGTTCTTATACTGACATAATCTTTTACAATATCTTTAGGTTGAAAAGGTATTATGTCTGTTCCTCTATAACTAATTCCATTAAGACATCTTGCAACTTTCTTTACATCATAATCTTTCCTATAAAAAAGATTGTTTTTATATGGATATTCAAAATGTTCTCTAGGAATCTTATATATAAAAGATAGAAAGTCTTTTAGAGAATCTGCAAGTCTAATAATAGAAATATCAGAATTATCATTCATTTTCATAATATTTCTAAAGATATAGTTCTTGTCCTCTTTCTTGTTATCATCAGGAAGAGTAGAAACATCTATTCCTCCTAACATAAAATATCTAATAAAAGAAGCTGTTGTATCTTTTCCACTTCCTTTCCTTCCCACAATAGCAATCTTCATAATATTTTATTTTATATAAACTGTTTTATTTTCTCTGCAATTTCTCTAATTTGAGGATGAGCATCTTTAGCTGTTCTAAGATCTAAGAAATGTTTCCATTTATATCTAGGAGCACTCATAATAATATCAGTCTTATGTCCAAGATTTAATACAGATCTAGCTATTTCAGGAGTTTCTCCTAATCTGATTAATAGTTTATAAAAGAAAGCACTAAACTTACAAGCTAAAATGTACACCCATTTATTTTTGCTTCTACCTTGCCATTCAATAAAGCTAATTCCTCTCCTTTTAAGATAATTAATAAACCTTGTACTTTCAATAGTAAAACTATTCCATCTATGTCTTAAGAGACTTCTTTCTTGACCATGATCTGTAATAATTCTAAAGGCAATTCTCTTATAAGGATCATCATCTTTAGGAGTGAAATATTTAACTGTAGAATCATCTTTTAAGATTCTTTCTAATAGATCTGGATCATTCTCAGCAATAACTCTTAGATTAGTATAGATATACAAAAGGTTACCTTCTTTTCTTATATCAGTGTATGGATTATCTATAAAATATTTATATTGACTATACACATAATTTTGAGTGTAGACAAGATAAACCCCTGTATGTTCTAGAACTGAAGTGTGTCCTCTCTTAATAACCTTTCTAATTAAGACTTGTGGGGGTCTTTGAAACATTGACCCCTCACTTTTATAACAATTCCTAATACATAATTCTGTAAAAACTAATGGGTTACTTTCACTCATTAGTATACAGTCTTGTTTTATAAATTCCATTTATTTAATCTTTTTAGATGCTATATACTGCAATAAAGCTGGTATCTTAGAATCATCTTCATAACAATTACATTCATTAGGAAGATTTCTAAAATATCTTTCATTCATTCTGCATAATTGAATTACAATAGCTTGTCCTTCTCTTAGTTCAGGATGAAATCTTTTTAATTCTTGAGCTTTCTTCAGTAGTTTTAAACCAAATTTTCTAGTGTTCATAACTTCTAACTTTTGAAATAATTTCTTCTAAACTAATAGGAGTATAGCTTATTCTTTCAGCACTTATACAGAAAGTGTTCTCTGTAAAATCTCTAAATCTATCATCTCCATGTACATGTCCATATATATTAAGATATGGAGAATTATTTTCTAAATACATAGGCTCATGAGAAATTATAATAAACTTCTCTATGATGATAGGATATTTAGAAACCTCTGGGAATTGAGATTTCCAAAATGAATATGAATGATCCCAATCATGATTCCCATAGATCATTGTGATATTGCCATTTAATTGATTTATAATAGCTTCTGTAACTATTTTATTTCCAAATGAAATATCTCCTGCTAAGAACACTTTATCTTGTCTCTTAACAACAGCATTCCAATTTTCAATAATTACATCATTCATTTCATAAACATCTTTAAATGGTCTATTTTCATATCCTATTATGTTCTTGTGATAGAAGTGAGGATCAGCAAATAAAAATGTTCTACTGTAATCCATTCAATTTATTAAATTCTTCAATCAATACTTTTTCTGAGAATGAATCTATAAGATTCTTATATTCTATCATATCTAGATTGTCATTTTTTTCTAAAATTTGAGCTACTACTATTTTACTTAAGATAGAAGAATTTATATCACATAAATGATACTTATTATAAATTTTTCTAGCAAGACAATTTTTGAAATTTTTAACTAAAGCTTGTCTGCCATAAGAAGATATACTCTCTGTTATATCTTCTAAAATTTTACCTGCTTCTTCAATAATAAGTATTTGTTTATTATATTCTTCAAAATGTTCTTCTATGTATTCTTCATAAAGTCCTCTTTGTAATTTACAAATAGAAGAAGTCATTTTAGAATAAGCCCATTCAGTAAGAATTTTTTGTCTTTCTTTTGCTGTCATAATTATTTACCTGTATGTCCAAATCCACCCTCACCTCTCTCAGTATCAGATAAATCTTCTACTTCTTCAAATTCTGCTTGTTCAGCTATTTGAATCTTAAGTTGAGCAATTCTATCACCATTATGAATTACTACTACTTCTTTTCCTAGATTAGTAACAATAATACCAAGCTCACCTCTATAATCAGCATCAATTGTTCCTTCAATTACAAATAGTCCTTCTTTAAATGATAATCCAGATCTATTTCTAATTTTAGCTTCATAACCTTTAGGCAATTCTAAGAACACACCTGTAGGAATAATAACTCTATCTCCAGGAGCAATGTTGATCTTATCTAAGACTACTTTTTCTAATTTCTCATCATAGTAGTCTGATATTCTCTTAAAGACATATTCTCTATTAGGAATATATTTAAATTCTTCTTTAGGAGTGTGTTTAAAATATGCTGATAAGTCAGCACAAGCTGCATCTATTGTTTTATATTGAGGAGTTTTTACCTCCTCATTTAGTTTCTTTATCTTAACTTTCATTAAATTTTTCTTAAATATTGATGTATATGGTTCACTTGAGAAGCTTGATATATTGCATCACTAAGAGCATTATGAGCTTTTTCATTCTCAAACTTAAAACATGGAACATAAGGTGTAAGTTCATCTATAAAAGTTCTAGCATCTCTTACTTCATTATACTCCCATGGACATTGGAGATTATTCATCTTATATTTATGTTCTAAAATATCAATGTCCATTTTGCCTCTACTCCAAACTCTAATTCCTTGATTCTGTTTAATAGAAAGAATGAATTGAGATAATAGAGTAAGAGAACATTCAATAGGTTGTCCAGTCTCTTTAAATACAGCTCTTGCTTCTTCAGATTGTTGCATCCACCACCTTAATGTATTAGTATTAATATATGGTAATGCTTCTAAAGAAACAACTTGATAGAAGTCTCTTCCTAAAGAGTTCTCTTCAGGATCAAATTCAATTGCTCCAATACTAACTATATCAGAGTGAAACTCTCTACCAAGAGTCTCAATATCTATCATAATATGCTTCATTTCTTTTTGTATAAATTTACTATATTGATAACATCTTCTGTATTTACTACATCTCCATCACCATTATAGTCCCATGCTAAGCACAGGACTTGAAAAATGATGTCTTCTAATATACTATTAAATTCAATTTTATCCATTAGTGTGTCCAATATTTTGTTATATTAGGTTCTGCTTTAACTGGAACTACATCTATAAACACTCTCCCAGCTCTTTCCATACAATCTTTAAGAGCTTCTGCTACTTTATCTGCAATATCTTCAGGACATTCTATTAAATATTCCAATTATCTTGCAAGTATGTCAGTTCACACATACTTTCTTACACTTTCATGTAAGTTGGGACTATATCTTATACAATATTAATTGTATCTAGGCATTTCAACCTCCCTTGAGGCTTACTCCATATAGGATAGTCTCTGAACCTTCCCATAAAGGGCTTGGCTGCTGATTGTCCAATTCTTTAGATTATTACACTTTGGTACTAAAGACTCTAAGGAGTTTCCAGCAATTAACCTAGTTTAGACATGACAAATCTCTATCATGTATAAAGTTACTTATCTTAACTTTATTAAATAAATTATTTTCTAGAATCCAATTAAAAAACCACACTCCTGCAAGCTTTGACATATCACTACTACTGCCTTGACATCTAAAATTAAGTGCCATTCTTTCAATTTCACCTCTCATCTTAAAGAATTCTTTGCATGTAGGCAAATAATAATTTAAAAATTGAGTTGTTCCTGCAGCTTTATGTTGTCTATATTCTTGCCACCATTCTCTAGTAATAGTTTTCTCTAGCTTTTGATATTGATCATATAGCTGATAATAAGATCTTCTTCCAGTTACATCATTAAAATGCACATAACCTTGTTTAAGAACTACACCTTTAATATATTCAAAATACTTAGCTAACTTAGGAAAAGCTTTAAGATAAGCTGTGTATACAGCATCTCCTTCTTCATCAGACAATCCAAGATTCTTAGCAATAGTAGCACCTACACCACCAAATAAAATTGCAAATTTAGCTCCTTTAGCCATTTGTCTAAGATCAGGTCTTACTTCTTTTACTTTCTCTTCAGGAATATCTTTTAATTCCTTAGGAAAGCACAGTTTAGCTGTAAAACTATGACCATCTCTTTTTCTAGTAGTATCATTATAGAATGCTATTAATGAAGGTTCTTTAGATAATTGAGTGTACATTCTATCTTCTTGTTGACTATAATCACAATCAACTAAGATAGTATTCTTAAATTGATTTGTGAAACAGGCTCTAGTGATAGGATCTGCAGGAAGATTTTGTAAATTAATACTATCTTCATCATCAGTACTATCACCTTTACCACAAGAAGTTCTTCCTGTACTCATTATCTGCCAGAATGTAGCATGTATTCTACCAGTTACAGGATTAATAAGATCTAAGAAGTTTTGACCATAAGTTGTAACCAATTTCTGTGCTTTCTTATAATCAATATACATCTTAACAAGAGGAGATACAGAAGCTTGCTTACTAATATGTTTAGCTTCAATAGTATCTTTCATCCTTCCTGTCTTCTTGTCTTTTACTTTGGTATCAACACCTAATTCTTGGAATATAGGAACAATTTGTCTAGAAGAATCCCAATTAAGACTACACCTTTTTGTAGCACTAAATAGATCTAATTGTTTATTGACATATTTATCACCAAATTTTTCAAATACCCATTTGTTCAGAGCAAATTCCATATCTCTTAGCTTTTGCTCATCTTGTTCCATTTTAGCTTTCCATTTGTCTTGATCTAGATATATACCACACCACTCTAAATAAGCTAAAACTTTAACAAACATATTATCCAATTTAACAGCTCCATACACCTTATCTTGTTGTATCTTAATAAGCTGTTTAGTCATAATTGGAATAAGATATTTCACATCATTAGCACCATACTCAATAACATTATCTGTAAGTCCAACCTTACAAATGGTTCCTCTTATAGATTTATTAAGTAAAACACCACAATATTTCAATGCTAAGACTTCCAAAGACTTCTTAACATAGTTTGGTAATTTCATGTTGTCAAAACCACAATATAAGATACCTTCAGCTAAGTAGGTATCAAATACTTTTTCAAGTATTATATCATGTTTATAGAAGAATTGAAGATCAAATTTTGCATTCTGTAATACAAAAGTTACATCTTTTCTTAAGAATAATGGTTTTAATTCATTCAATATATTAGGAGAATATTCAATAACATATTGATTTTCAAAATCTCCTAATTGTATTGATATAAGCTCACAAGTGTGAGGATCTAATCCTGTTGTCTCTGTATCTAATGCAATATACTTATGTCTAGCAAAATACTTGATAATGTCTTTAACACTTACCAAGTCCCACTTACTACTTTCCTTCAACCTCTTTTGCTCAGAACAATAGTGTATCATTATTTTACAATATAATAGTTACCAGATAAAATGTCTTCAATAGAAGGTTCCCACTTCTTAGAGCCAGGAACCTCAATAATCTCACCATTCTTAAAGAAAATTACTTTTTGGTCTTGCCATTCATAATTTCCAATAATTCTATCTGAGCCTACCATATATCTAGTAGCATCCATTATATTCATCTTAGGATGAGGACACAACAATACTGTAACTATCTGTTCTACTCCATCTTCCACAATCTCTCTCTCCATCATATTAGTTACATTTAAAATTAGTTACTTTTTTACAAAGCTCAATAAATTCTTCATTAGACAATGAGCCCTTCATCATGTTTATTCTCTTATCTACTAATTGAATATTTCCTTTAATATATCCCTTATTAGAATCTATTCTATCAATAGATAGATTTTGTTCAGAAACAGATTTGTATCTATCTAAAGATATATCTATTCCAGATAAACTACATATTTGACTTTGATTATACAATTCAATTAAATCCTCTATAGTAATATTAAATTCTAATTTACCAACTTTCTTTCTATATGAAAGAGACTTAACTAAATTATTGTATTTAGAAGTCATTATAGTTCTTACATAATGATTTGTAATATGATTATTTGCAGCACATTTTCTACAACTTTTAGTTTTACCTTGTTTTAAACAATTAGATTGTCTAAAAGTTTCATGACCACAATCACATCTCACATTCCAGTACAAAGCTCTATTATTTCCTACTTTTATTTTATCAGAAATAACTGTCCATGATCCAAACCTTTGTCCTATAATAGGTTTTTTTCTGAGCTCTTCTCTTTTCTTATCTTCTCTTATTTGCACTCCTTTAAGAGTTAAAAACTCTTTTGCTGCTGAATAGCTTATATGATATTCTTTTTGTAAATCAAGAAATGTTTTTCCTGACTCATACAATTTCTGAATATCTAATTCCTCACATTTTTTAATTGTATCTTCTCTAAGCATAATTTAAATTTTTACAAAGATACAAAATAAAAATGGATGTTGCAAATAAAATTATTAAATTTTTTAGCATATGTAACATTCATCCACACTTGCTAAAGCCACAGTGAGGACACACTAGGCAACCATTCTCAAATACTAATTTTTCACCACATACATCACAGTTTTCACTAGATTTAGCACTGTTTTCTACATACTTAGCAATAGTTCTAGCTAAAACTTTATGAAATGCAGTTAATTCTCCCTTACTTTTTTTAAGTTGGTCTACAAGGAAGTTAAATCCAACATCACTTCTTATAGAAATAGATAACAATCTTGTTACCATTTCAAGCTGATCATCCATTACATCTGCAAAGTTGTCTACAATTACATTACCTTCTTGGTCTTGCAATTGATAATAGCCTTTCTTAATCTTAACATTCTTACCTATTGTAGGAATTTTAACATTCTCAGGTGTAGGACAAACAAATATTTCATATGGTTTACCTTCATAGAAGCCCAGAGAGCAAAGATAATTCTCTCCCTTAACTGTCATAGTATGAATATGAGAAAGTAGCTCAGAAGGTCTCTTTGGGGCCTTTCTTGAAGGATCTTTAACCTCTCCATTCTTTTCTACTAATACACCACTTCTACTTCCCTGCCTGTAGCAAGTCACCCCTTTCAGCCCCATCTTATATGCATTAAGATAGATATTCTTAACAACATCTTTCTCTACATTAGATGGAAGATTAATAGTAGTACTAATAGAACTAGTAGTATATTTCTGTACTATAGCTTGGATTTCTAATCTAGTTTGCCAATCAATATCTGCAGCTTCATTCTTATAATAAGGAGAAGACTTAAATAATACATTAATCATTCCCTTAGGAATCTCATTAAACTTTTTACCTGTTTGAATCTCACAAAACTTTTGGAAGGTCTTATGAGCAACTATAAATTCTCTAAATTTCTCCTTAGTATTTGGATCAACAAAATCATATTTCTCATCAAAGTTATTAACTTTCACTCTTCTAGTATAGAAAGTCTTAAAGATTGGTTCAATTCCAGATGTAGTTTGAGTCAATAATGACCCTGAACCTACAGGTGCTACAGTACTAAGAGAGACATTTCTTCTTCCTAGTTTAGCCATTCTATGATGAATATCATAATAATTCTCAAACAAGAATTCATACCAATCATTATGTTCTTTTTCAGAATCATAACTTAAGAATGGACCTCTTAAATAGCCTAAGTCAATACTAGCTTCTAATTCAGCTTTAAACTTAGTCTCCATAATTCCTTCTACTAGATGGTGAGAGTCTTTAAATGCTAAATTCATAGCTGCAATAGTGTCTCCTAATGCAGTAAATCCACATCCAATTCTTCTACCTTTTTGAGCTGTGTCATATACTCTCCTCCATAGATTCTTCTCACTTTCAGAATCAGATTTCTCTATGATATTAAGAATATTTTGACATTCAAGTTCAATAACATCATCTAAGAAAATGACTTGTTGATATGCTACTTTCCTAAATAATTCAAAATCAAAATAGGCTTCACTTGTAAATGGATTCATTACAAATGAAAGCAAATTAATATGAGATAATCTACAACTATCTGCATCACTTAGAGGTTGCTCTCCACCCATTGGTTACTAGGTTATATATTTCTATATAACACTGCATATTACTATGCAGAGCAGACTATATCACCACCTCATTATTTTCTGAGGGCACTTCATCCAAAATTTTGTACATGAAAGATGGGGTAATATAAGGCTTTATGTTTTCCATAAACTTAGAGACATCTTTATTTCTTAATCTTAAATAGAAATATTTACCATGTTTGTTAATATTCCACTCTAAATCTAATTTATCTTTTAGAGCTTTTTTTAATAACATTTGATCTCCATAAGAAAGCCTTTTCATATTTAATGTCACACTGCCAACTTTTCCATTTCTTAAACCAAGAGACCCATCAGACATATACAAAAAAGATAAAGCTTCATAATCTAACATTTTTAAAGCATGCTGATCTAAAGACTTATATTTATCTATATATATTCTATCTCTTAATTTTGTAAAAAATGGATGACCTTTAGTAGTTAATCTCAGTTGTAATTGTCTTCCTTCTCCTTTATCTACTTCAATTATTCTAGTAGAAGTGACATTCTCTAAGATGTCTCTACATAATAGGACATAGTCTTCATTTTTAGTGATCATATTCATCACAAAAGCACACTCTTTATTTCCAGTGTACCTATACACCCCTCCATCACCCATTACAATAAATGAGCAGAGTTTAACTAACTCTTTTTTGTCCTTTATTTCTCTCATCACTTAAAATTTTATAGTCTTTGCACAATCAATAACTGATTAGCACAGGATTGTCCTTAAATTAAGGAGTTTCCCTGTTTTTAGAAGTGTTATTCAAAATGGATCACTCCATTAGGCCACATGTTTATATGGATTGGTAGTAACAGCCCTTAAATTTTCATATACTGATGCTGGATCAAAATTGATAATATTATCCCATAATAGGATTCCTGGTTCTGCTGTTTTCCATGCACATTCAATGATCAGATCTAACAGTTCTTTAGCTTTGACTTTCTTAATATAACCTCTAGTTTTCTCATAAGAAATTTCAATTAGTTCATCATAAGGATATGATTTCCAATCAAAATTCTCTTCTATAGGTTTATAACAAGGCCATTTAAGACACCAATCTTCATCCTTTTGTGCTGCATTTATTAATGCTTTACTAGCTTTTACAGATATATTAGCACCTGTAACTCTACTAAGATCTTGTTTAGCAAGAATAAATTCTTTAACATCTGGATGTCTATCTGACATTGCTAACATTAAAGCTCCTCTTCTTCCATCTTGACCAATAGTTCTACAAGTGGTAGAATAATATTCCATAAAGCTAGCTGCTCCTGTACTAAATTTTGCAGCATTATTAACTGTTGCTCCTCTTGGTCTAAGAGGATCTAGAGACATTCCACAACCACCTCTTCTCATGAATAAGAAAGACATTTCTTTGCCTTTATCCATGATAGATTCCATTTTATCTTCTAGTTTTCCTAAGCCAAAACAATTAGCTAGAGAAACAAGATCATTTGCTCCTAATGATGCCATAATAGAACCACCTGGAACAATATATTTAAAATGTCTAAATAGTTGAAACCATTTATCTCTTATCTCATAATCATTGGATTCTTTAAGAGATTTTACATATTCTACTCCTAAATCTGAAAGATTGTCAGGATCAAATGTTTGATTCTCAAGATCTTTTTTAAATCTTCTTTCAATTGTAGAAATCTTATATGCTAATCTCTGATGCATGTTATCAGGAGTTTTTTCTCCTTCTGCAGCATACTTATCTAAAAATACTTTAGCAGCTAACTCATCACCCTCAAAATATCTCACTGCACAATCTTTAGCTTCCTTCATATTATTCAAATCCTAATTTTTTTCTTGTTCTTTCTTCAAAACCCAAATCAAGGTCTCTAATATAATCAAATTTTTCTGCCTTTATGTCTATTTCTAAATTCTCCAAATTCTTAGGAGGAACTAGAAAGGCTTTAAATGCTTTAGCTTTAGCTTCTTCATCAGGAGCCCAAAAATACCTTAATTTTTGCACAGCTAATGTATCTTTCTTACTTATAAGATACCTTAGAATAATATTCTTAGCATCATCAGAAAGATCTTTAATTCTACCTAACCCAAACAACTTAATGTCTTCTATATATTCTTTAGGAATTTCAAAAGAATATATAACCATATTACCATTATCAAGTAGTTTTTTAAATAGGCTATGTTTTGTCAAATAGTCTTCATAGTTAATAAAAGCTTTTGAAGGTTCATATTCATAATGCAATAGAATATAATGTCCTACAAATGTAACTTTCTTTAACCTCTCTAAATATTGTAATCTAACACTTGTTGCTAGTAATGGCAATAGGATTCTTCTACTAGCTTCATTCATCATCACTTCTTACTTGATTACAATCTATAACATATGACCCATCTCTATTCATAAAATCACAGCTAACATCAAAGACTTGATTTTCATAATGCCATTCAACTTCTTTAATGATTTGCTTTAATCCTTTATGTTTAAATTCAGATTTACCTATATAGAAACCATTTTCAAATGCTTCTATTCTATCTCTCTCTATTGTTAAGACTGTTGGAATCTTAGCACCAGATGAAGGCATATAAATAAATACAAAGTCTAATATTTCATAGTCTTTATATTGTTCATCTTCATCTATGACTTTCTCTAACATTCTATAATAAAGAGCTGCTTGAATCCAATATCTAAACTTCCAGAATTGATCTATGAATTCATCAGACTGAACACTTCCTGTCTTTAGATCTATGATTTGAAATGTTTTATTTACATGGTCTACAACTAATCTATCAAATGCTCCTTTAACTAAAGAACCATTATATTCTGTAATAAAATCAACTTGATTAAAACCTTCCTGTCCTTCTAAGAGATCAAACCATTTCTTAGTAGTAGGATATGTCTTAATAGTCTCTACTATCTTCTCAGCAATATTCCACATAAATGGAGTTATCAACTGATAGTCTTTATTCTCTAAAATAAAGTCAAGATAGTCTTGATACTTTCTTACAGCTTCAATTTTAGTTTCTTTTTTCCACCTTTTATAAAAGTCTTTCTTCTCACAGATTTCTAAAATAACATTATCTGTCAGTTCTTCTCCTGTTTTTAGGATAAATTCTACACACTCATTAATTACATCAGAGATACTACTACTAGGAAGCTCTCCATTATAATTATTGATTTTATATTTGTATAAATTCTGAGGTGATAATAGCATATCATCTACTAACTTACCAAATATAATGTAGCTTTTGCCACTTAAATCTTTTTTTGTAATAAGAGCAATAGGCCCATCTTTATCATAGGAAGCAATCCTAGAATAAGATAAAGCTTTTGTCTCTCTAAACTGTTCTTCTGTACAACTAAGTCTAAATCTATCCATTTCTACACTTTAATCCATACTCCACACTCATCTTTGTTTACAGAATAATATGTTCCATTTCTTATGTATGGAACAAAGAATACTTGTGTCATGTTATCATCCTCTATCCATTTATATTTGACCATAAGATCTGCAATAAATTGGACTAGATTATGAAAATCACATTTTCTTCTACTATCTCTTACAAAGTGTAAACCTATTAATATAGGCTTTTCAGCATTATCTGTTAGTTGTCTAACTTCTTCTGCTTTCTCTTCCCAAATTACTTTGGTAGCTTTTTCATATTTAAAACAAAGAGGGGACTTAATAAAAATCCCACTCCTTGTTCTCATTCTTGAATTCTTACTACTAGGAACATTTCCTGGTATAAATATCTCCATTTATTTTACTAATTCAATTGCTTTATAGTTAAATTGAAATGCAAAATCATCTAGAATTTCTAAGAACCCACATTTGTCATTATAACAAACTTCTTGTTGAGTTACATACTTCATTCTATAAGAGATATAAGAAATTAAATAATCCACAATTGTTCTATCCTTAAAACATGCAGAAATAATGGCATTTAGATCAAGACCAGCATTTCTCTTGCCAGCAATCTCTATAATCTCATCTTGATGATTGAGCAAATACCATACTAAGGAAACACAGATATATACCCATGGAATTACTTTATTCTTATTCAATGAAGGAGTATGAATTCTAAATTCAATAGTCTTAGCTCCACTAAAAATAAGATTAATTAAGTTAATCCATTTGTATCTAGCATGTACTTCCCATTTTCTATTACCATCTCTATCATGAGGATGATTTTCTCCAAACCTAGTAAATGAATAACCAGGAGTTTCAGCATACATTTCAAATAGTTTATCAAATTGAGACTCTATGCTGTCTTTAGGATTTGTAACTCCATTAGGAAGTTTCTTACAATAATCCTTATCTCCTTTCTTAAATGCAGATGATGCAGTCATAAGAGGAGGAAACATAGATAGAATTTGAGGTTCTAACATTTTGAAATAGTGATAAGCTGCAACTACTAGTTTCTTATCTACTTTAGGAACTCCAACATGAACATGAAGAGAACATAAATGATCAATATCACAATATTGTTGCAATACTTCACAAGTCTCATGCAATACTCCAATTCCAGATTTGCCTTTAAATGGAATAGTTGCATATTCATTACCTGTAATTGATCCATCTCTTAGAGGAATAAGACCTAATCTAGCACATTCTGTTTGTGGAACAGAACCAGATGCAGTCTCAAATTCAACTCCAAAAGTTAAATCAGGTAAATTGAATATTGCTTCTCTATTAGGAACATAATTCTTAGAATGATAACTCTTAAAGTCTTCTAATAAGAATTTAGCTCCATAATTGTTTGGGAATTGATAGTTCCAAGAATACTTTCTACTTCTTATAGGAATTCTATATGCAGGATTCATTCCTAGAATATACTTACCTCCAACTTTTTGAACAAGATGTCTAGGATTAACATAAACATCAGGATCAATTTCAATAAAATTAATTTCTTTGAAATATTTTTTATTAAACATTGGATATGTACTTTCTCCTACAACAATATTAGCATTCTTTGTCATATTTGGAGTCCACCAACCAAATTGATATTTCTGGCTAAGAGGGTCAAAATTGACAATTCCATAAATCATAGAGCCTGTAGAATTTCTAAAATCTTTCTTTTCAAAATCATAGTATCTTGATCTTGTTGGAGCAATTTGAGTACTGAAATAATGAACTCCTTCTTCTACAATATAATCTTCTGCAAACATAAATTTAATCTAATTTCTTTAATACAACATTAAAACTGTCAATAATTTCTTGGCTCTCTTGTTTTAATTCATCCAGATTGATCAAATCTGAACATTCACTGATAAAGGCTTCAAACATATACTTACAAGCTTCTATAGAATGATAACTTTCACTCTTTAAAGTCAGTAACATATCATTGAAATTCTCTACCACACATTTTTGAAAAGTATCCCATGCTTCTTCTTCCCCCCAATAATACTCAATACATTCTTTCAAATTGGCAAAATCACTTTCTTGGGTTTTTAACCATGAAGGCATAAGATTAGAGACTCTGTTACAAAGTAAGTTTGAATAGAACTTACACATTCCAACTCTCTTTTCAATATCACCAATATCTGATTTGCCATTAAAAGCTCTGTATTTAGTACAATCTCCTTTAATTACTAAGTAACTTCTTAAAGAGAATAATGGAGAGAAATAACCTGAAGGAGTGATTAGCTTCTTTAACCCAAAGTCATATCTAGCAAACATATTAGATGCTACATAAACAAAAGATTCCATTGCAAATGGGAAGACATACTTAATATCTCCTGTAAGAGTATATAAAGTCTTAGCTAATTCAAGTGTTCCTGGGAACAACATCACTCCTTCTAAGAATTCTGCTTCATAATCATTAGTATATTTAGGTTCAAATACATATCCATATTTAGACATTTTAACTTTTCCTGTTAAAAGTCTTTCATTTTTATAATATCTTCCTCTAACAAAGCTAACCATATTAGAAGTAGAAGTGGTTACTAAAGAAAGAGATTCTTTATCAATATCAACTTCAAAAGCATGTTTTGCAGGAAAGGTAACTGTAGGCAGATCAGCATCTTTCTCTTTTGTTTTACAATCTCTATCCTTTCCCCACTTATTAAATTCTTGATAATATCTACCATAAGCCACATCATCTTCCCAATCATCACCATAGCCTCCATAGAGACCATAGCTATAATCTTTTCCATAATATTGAGTAGTGGAAGTATAAGGCTTTTTCTGTAGACATTCTGTTCTGTCATAGGGAGTCTTAGACACTAAAGCACCATTAACAAACTTATAAAGTTGATTAGGTTCTACTTCAGTAATCCTTTCTTTCTTATCCTTATAACCATCAATGAAGACCAATGATTCTTCTAGAGATGAGAAATACCAATAGTTAGTATCTATCTCATATAAATATAATGGTCTTTCATCTTCAGCATTAGCTGATGTTGCATAATTCTTAGATTTACCTCTAAAGATATATACAACTTGATCTCCAGTTCTTTTCCATTCTCTAATATCAAATACTACAATAGCTGCAGCTCCAATATATTCTGTAAGAACTTTAAATCCTTCCTTTTTAATTAGTTTAGCTAGAATTTTAGAATCTGTGTCATCTTTAAATTCTTTAATTCCATATTTAGCTGCAAGTTCTTCATGGTTTATCAAAGTGCCATTATGAATCATCACAAAGTCTTCTTCAATATCAGTATTACTCTTGTTTTCTTCATCTAAAAGAACAACTGGTTGAGCATTCTTTTCTGTATGAGCTCCTACAGTTGCTTTTCTACAATGTCCTAAGACAACACCATTTTCCTTTGCTACATAATCATTTACTAGAGACAAAACTAAATCTCTATAAAGTTTTCTTTTCTCAACTCCATATGTAACTTGCCCTAGTAAATATCTACCACAAGAGTCTCCTCCTCTGGAGTCATTAAATAACCCCAGAAGATTGAACTTATCCCAACTAAATCTTTTATTATCTTTTCCTATATAACCAAAAAGTCCACACATAAATATTTTATTATAAGATTAAACCATAGGTATTTCAAATGTCTCTACAAGCTGTTTAGCAACTTCTACATTCCCACCCATAGCTTCTAGTATGTCCTCTTTTAACACATCAATATCAATTGAATCCTCATCATCATTAAGATATTTATTGGCCTCTTTTATTGCTAATTGAGTGTTATTATAAGTCCATTTTAATAGTTCATCATTTCCTAAGAAATATCCACTTAAAATCCTGGCTTCTACTCCATATCTACAATGTCTAAATGATCCAGCATTTCCATACACTTGTCTTCTTTCATTCTTAGGCTCAATCAATACAGAAGGAACCCCCAAGAAAAGATCAAAGAATTTAACAATTAGAATATTAATAGGAGCAATTGGGTCTGAATATCCAATATGAATGTGCATACCCACAGTTCTTAATGTTCCAGGAAATTCTGCTGGCTTAGGATTAACTTCACCATCTCTCCATGCATCATAGTCCTCAGAACAACCTATCTCTTTAGCTTGAGGATGTTGTAATTCTTCTTCCTTAAGATGTCCATCAGGCATATGTAATAAAGTCAATGCAGGATCAATCTTAGCTACATGATCTTGAATATATGCTTTCATATAATTCATATGATGTAAGAATTCTTCCACAGTCTTACAAGGAGGAATATTGAATTCTGCTAAGATATTATCTGTTTGAAGAGCATATCCTTTATCTCCAATTACATATGGTTGTTCTTTAGTTCCTGGAATAAAAGGAATGGCAGAAACAATTTCTGCCTTATCCTTATTGTAAATAAATAATTCTGGATCTGAACCTATTAAAATGTTATCAATCTTTTTCATATAATTAATGCTTTACAATGTTACCATTTCTTAATAATACAGTTACATAAGTGCCATTTACAAGAATTTGAGCTACTCTAGCTCTAGACTGAGGAACTTCATCATAATCTCCTGTATCAGGATTCTTTTTCATGAATTTTACTACTTCATATTCCACATCTTTAGCTACAGTCATTGTTCCTGTATTATGAATGAAATAGAATTTTTGTTCAGCTATTTTAGATTCTTCTTCAGTTTCAGTTTCTTCTTCTACCCACTCATTTGTGAATGTTTCAGCATATTCTTCTCTATCAATATATCTTAAGAATTCTTTATAAGCTTCAATCTTCTCATTGTCAATGAAAGATAATTGAGCATCTCCTAAAGAAAGCTTAAGAATGTGACCTTCATAGTCAACATTAATCTCTTTAATTAATAGAGGATCTACAACACCACTCATGAATTCAAACACTTCTCTAGTCTTAGGATTCTCCATCATAAGAGAATAAATAGAGAATGTTTTTCCATAAAGAGGATGCTTTTTATTAGAAATAGTCACTGTACATTCTTGGAAATTCTCTTTAGGCAACATTCCTAGGACTCCATTCAATCTAATAAAATTAGCATCTTCAAATGTTGTAGGAATTAATTTATGAAAAGGATCTTGTTTTTCATCATATTTAAAGCTTCCAGCAACTGAAACTAAAGTTCCTTCTGAAAGAGGAGCTACATCTTTAATAACTTCTAAAATCATATTATAATAATCTTTTTTTTTGAATAAGTGATACTTGATTAACAGCATTAATGACTACAACCTTAGTTGCTTTTTCTAATGTTGTACAACAATTTGCAGGTCTATTATCTGGAAATAAACTATTCCCATACCAAGGCCTTTTAATAGTTCTGTAGGCTCCTACAAAATCATATAAATAATTAGGATCTGAACTCCACATCCTCTTACTAAGATTCTTAGTGTCTACTTTTACTAAATCTGGATAGTCTAATTCAATTTGACTTTGATAAGTAATGAGTTCTTTTCTAGGATGTTTTTCAAATACTGTGGTTTCTTTTTCAGGAATTGTATAATTTACTTCCCAAGTATCTTCTATTCCTGCTGTTTCTGGATTTACAGTATTTAACCATAAACAATCCACTTTGTGACCATCATAGTAAATAGGAGAGACTAAATCTTTATCTATATAAAAAGCTTGTTTACCATTGAAGACAAGGGTAAAGTCCTTGTCCTCAAATAGTTTGTCAGAGTCTTCTAATGTCCTAAACAAAGAAAAATCAGATCTCCTAATTACAGGATTTTCTAATTTAATTACTTGTTTAGTCATTGTTAACAGCTCTAAAGTTAATTTCTTTCCAAGAGAATGATTTTGCCTTAATATAAACTAAGGAATTCCAATGCTCTCTCTTATTGTCCATATCTTCTTCAAATTCATATTGACCAATCCAATCAAAATATCTTGCATATTTAGCTGCAGAATATTCTGAATTAGTCAATTCTGGTGCAGTATTGATCTCAAGAACATAAGGTGTTCCATCTTCTGTAATAACTACATCTACAGCACCAAAATCAAGACCTACAGCTTCCATAGCTTTCATAATGGCTTGACCTAATCTAAGATCATTTTCTTTACCATTCATGCCTTGTCTACCATAGTCTTCCCATTTGATAATCTCCCAAGCTCCAGCATTCTGAGCATGATTCCATGCAATCATATTAGGATCTTCAGGTCTTGGTTTCTCAAGAAGAGCTAGAATCTTACTATGAGCAACATGAGCTCTAAATTCTTTTATTTTAGGAACAAAATTACTATAATAATGATCTTTCTTATGAACATTATAGTGAGCAATAAATTCTTCCCAAGTGTTAAAAGTGTAAAAATTCTTTCCTTGATGATGAATCAATGGTCTTCCTATGATAGGAAATACTACTTTATCTCTAGGAGTTTGAGGAGTAATATTCAATGGACAATTTACTTCATTTTCAGCAAACAGTCTTCTTGCAATATTCTTAACAGAAGCATTTTTAACAGCTTCAGAAGTGTTATAGACAACTTTAGCTAAGTCATCTACTTGAATTCTATTACCCCATTTGATTAATGCTGCATTATGCAGAATATCATCAATATTCTTTGTCTTAGTAACATTTATACTACCATCTGCTGCTTTGGAATGAACTTCATAGATAAATCCTTTAGACTTCTTTAGTTCTTTTCTAATGACCAAATAAGCATTAGGATTCTTTACTTCTTCAAACACTTTTTTCATTGAAGATCTTCCACCTTTACCACAAAGAATAACTACTTTACTCATATTTTATTTATTTAATAAGTTTGTTTTAATAAGTTCTACTAATCTCTCATGGAATATTCCAAATTTCATCATTTCAGGATGTCCTTGAACACCAAGAGCTTTTAATTTTCTTCCTTGTTTATCTTTAAAGAATAATACTACTTCAGGCTCTACTTCTGGAATAACATCATATTGTCTATCATCTCCATTAATATACCTTGTAGATCTTCTTTCAGTACTCCATGCTTCTATCCTATAGTTTTCTTTAGGAAGTAAGAATGGATATACCATTTGATGATGTAATGAAGTTGTCATACATTCCATTCCATCTATAAATGTAATAGAGTGAGAACAGCCTGCATGATTAGTTACATCTTGAATTACTTTTCCTCCACAGAGTCCACACATTAATTGTAGTCCTCTACAGATACCAATCATAGGAATTCCAAGTTGAACTGCTTTTTCAAATACTGCTGATTCAACTCTATCCCTCATATTATTGCACCATGTAGTATGAGATTTGTTTTCTCCATATATCTCTGGATTAATGTCTGATCCTCCTGTAAATAATACTAAGTCTGCTGACTCTATATCTCTCTTAATAACAGATTCTTTAAATGCATCTTGAATCCAATTGGCATATCCAAAGCCATAATCTCCTGCTACATGAATGTTCATTTCTTAAACTTATTTAGTTCATTAAACTTCTTTAATAAAGACTCTTCAGACACAGTACTGAAAAGTTGCTTTAACAATCTATCTTTGTCTTCATTTCTTGTTCTAGTAAAACAATCAAACATAGAACTAGGTAAACTTTCAGTCTTAGAAATATTCTTAAAGAAAGTTTTTAATGAGGGCAAATCATAACCATTTCCCCATGCTGCATGTCCTCCTCCTAAGAGACCATTCTTATAACAAGATAAGAATACTAATTCATAGAAAGTAAAATATTTAAAGAACCAGGGTTTAGATTCAACTAAACCAAATACAGCATTAAGAGAAGGATTAAATGAGTTCTCATAAGATAATCTCACTAATGGTCCAAAATGTCTCATATAAAGACTTCTTTTCTCTTTGTTGTATCCAAAAGGTTCTCTCATATCAAATGTTGCAAGATAGCCTTCTAGATTTTTAGTATATCTCTTCTCATCAACACCTTTTCCAGTGTGATTAGGACTACTATAATATTCACTAAGAAGATCATAATTTGTTTGAATGTCTTCTAAACCTTCAAATGGAGCATGCATCAATTCTCCTATATATTTAAGATATTGTTCAATATTCTTTTTAGGAGTTGTAGTTTGATTAGTTAAACTATTAACTGTTCCTCCATTTTTAAGAATATAAACTTGGATTTTTTCATATTTCTCATCTTTTCCTCCAGGAAGAGTACTATTTAGAGAACAATTAAATGCATTCCAACAAGGACAATTAGTGTAGTGATACTTGTTACCTTTATTGGTAACTCCAATAATAGCTGTAAATAAACTCATTTTATTTTCTTAATATTTGTTTAGTCTTATAATCATACCAATCACCAGACTCTACATCTGGCATTTTGGCACCATCTAATTTAACTTCATTTAACCAATAGATAAGATATTCTTCTCCATCTATGTTGATAGTAGCTTTTGAATAAAAGTCAGGATAACCTTCTAAAATATCCAAATTTCTTGATGTATTTGCATCTACTTCATATAGTTCAAATGTTATTTCATGTTTATCCTTTGATGGTATTAATGCAGGATAAGCTCCATTCATTGAAATCATCTTATAAGGAACTTCAACTGCAATTTTTTTAATAAAATCTTGATCTGCTATCAAATAATGGTTATAAAGATTCTTTCTTAATGAACCATAGACAGCTACTTTAGTTAATCCTGCCATTTTTTACTAATTCTTTAATTAAGTGTTTTGTTGTAGTCTTTCCAAAGTCTCTATGAAAATCAGAGATGTCCTTAGACTCAAATCCATCAGGTATTTCTATCTGAATTAAGTCATAAGTCTTAGCAATCTCTTGGGCAAACATTCTTCCCCAATTATGTGATTTATCAAAGTCATTGTCATACCAAATAAGTATTTGTTTAAATCTGGTCCTAAGATCTTCTATCTTATCTAAAGATGGTCTTCCTCTTTCACTCTGCATATTTACTGCAGGATATTCACTATTTGACATAATACACATTGCATCTTTCCTACTCTTAGTGAGGATTACAGTATCTCCAGAGCTAGGCAGATGATTGTACAAATCCCAAATACTGAAAGGAATATTAGAAGTCCATTTAAGCTCTTTACTATAAGGTCTGTATATCTTATAATAAAATTTTGAATAGTATTCAGCATAAGCATAACAATAGTGATTAGTCTTAAATAATTGTTCTGAATCTTTATCTATTAAATAGTAATGTGAAATTGGATATACACCAAATTCAGTTAATCTAGTGTGATCTACTCCATAAGTTTCCCAATAATCAATATCCTCTTGGTTAAGATCTCTAATCCTTATCTTAATATCATAAGTTTTCTTTTCAGATAATTTTTGTATTATCTTACTTGTGTCATATCTTACTTTAGATAAATCTGCTGTAGCAACAATTTCTGATGCTTCTTCTGGTGTATCTAATCCTAAGAATAACTGTATCAAAGTTATAATACCACCATACTCTCCAGAGGCAAAGTCTCTGAAATAAACTTTACCATCTGGATTGTAGTGTATCATAAAGGAAGGATTTTCATCTTTCCTAAGAGGACTATTAATTAATTGGTTTACTGGTAATTCTCCTAAGAAATAGAATAATAACTTTAATTCATCTAACTGATAGTTTATTCTAATATTAGGTTTACCAATCAACATATCAATTAAAATGGAAGATCATCATCAGGATCATTAGGTTCAACTTTCTTTTCCTCAACCTTAGTTTCCATTTGAGGATCTGCAGTTTCTACTTTATATTCCTTTAATTCAAATGGTGCAGAACCATAGAATGTATTAGAAATATTAGAGATTTCAGTTTCAAACTTACTATAATTAGTTTCCCAACTTCTTAAAACTAATCTATTATACACTGTTTGAAATACTTTTCCATCAGCATTTTCTCTCACTCCACAGAGAACTTTGAATGTTGCTCCCTTGGCTGCTTCAACTAAAGAATGCAATTCCTTGAAATTACCTTTAAACAATGCAGGAATGTCTTCAATTTGACAATATGCTTCAGATAAATCTTCTTTTACCTTTCCAGGTAATGGAAGACCAAACCATTTAGCAATAGTATCTACTACATAAGACTCTCCTCTATAAGCTAATCTAGCACCTTCAGGTCTAAAATAAGGATAAGCTTCATAGTTGTTAGCTCTGTAATCTGCTTCATTTACCCAAGTAGATCCACCAAAGATATTAACAACTTGAATTTTACCAGTTTTTTGAGACTTCCAAGATGATTTAACTATGCTCATTTGTAGTCTAATGACTCTTTCTCTAGCAATAGCATCTTTCACTTTAAGCCAGAATACAATGTCCACTACATCTTTATCTCCATCAGGAAATGCTTGAGATCTTACATAGATAGGAGCATCTACTTCTTTTCCTAGTATTTTTTGTAAGGTTTTTTGATCAGGATTGATTGCAATTACTTCTACTGTTGCCACACCCACAAGAGGAGCATATCCTCTACTCTCTTTTCTCTCTCCAATTAACATAGTATAATAATTTTTATTTTGATGTTTGTTTTCTACAATAACTCCAAAGTGAACTCCATCTTTTATACACTTTGAAATCTTCTTCTGGAATATTTAACTTTTGATTTAAATGTGCTACATAAGTGTCATAAACATAAAGCACTTTTTGAGTCTCATTGTCTCTTAAAGTTCCCCATAAACATCTATTTCCAAGATATTCTTCTGTTATGGGCATTCTTCTGATTACTTTGCACACACTGGGCTTTTCTCTAACTACTTCACATTGAAGTACTAATAAGCCATCTTCTCTGACCAGATATATCCAATCATGTAATTTATATTCAGCCCTTCTACTCATAATATTAAATCTACTTCTTAAGACTAGGATATACTCTATCCCAGTACACATTCACTTCAGACCCATCATCACTAGATTCTGATATTACAATTGTCTTCCCACTTAAATGTGGACATCTGCTTCCTTCTGTTCCAGAAAATGATAATTTCATAACATTACCTTCCCTAAAGGCATAAGCAATTGCATCAACTTTAGATGCATAAATATCTTTAACTTTTCCTGTTAAAGCAATCTCTCTTGTGTAAACTTCTTCAGATAGATTCTGAGCAACATATTTGTCTTTGACATGACAACAGAATATAGTCTTAGGACTTAACCTACAGATATTATCATATAGTCTCATCATAACATCTCTAGTATGCATATATCCATACCCTTGAGGCAAAGCTGTTACTTTCTCAAATCTTGGATCTGATGGAGACAATTTAGTTTTTCTATCTTTCTCATCTCTATTATATGATTTACCTTGAGGTTTATCCATATATTCTAATGTTCCAATAATCTCTGACCACTCATCTAGCCTAGTCATAGTATCAACTATAAGAGTTTCATATGGAGGAGTATAAATTCCAGTTTCTCTGTTATATCCTTCTTTCCATATTGCTCTTAGGATTTCCATAAATTGTTCATACTGTTTATCAAAAGGTAGAGTTGTGTCTATCTTTATCTTAAGAGCATCAACAAAGTCACTTCCATCTTCAGTATCAATTATAAGACTATTAGGTAATTGAGAAAATATTGTAGTTTTACCTGCTTTTGGCACACTATATAACAGTAACCTTCTTGGTTCTACTTCTATTTTCTTAATCTTTTCTTTTGGTAATTCAATCATATTCCCTTCTCCTCTTTATATCTTTTCATTCTATTTAACCCTTCATAATCATCTTTCTTAGGAAGTTCAGTTATTCTTCCTGTCTTTCCTTCCAATAGAACTGCTAGATTAGCATCTCCTTCAATGTTCCTAGAAGCAACAATATGAATACTTCTATAAGCATTTCCCCAATCAGCTAAACTATATCCTAAATGATTATCTAGGTTAGGATAGAGATTAGGATTTAAAATACCAAGTACTAGATTTGCATCTTCAGAAAGATTACCAGTGCCTTTAAAATCAGCTCTAGAGGGAGCTAAATTACTTTTAGATAGTTTTAACCTATCTACATTTTCAAGCTCTCTATTGAACTGTGAAAGCACTATAATGGTCATTCCAAACATATTTCTTAGATATACAAATCCTTCAGACAGTTTATCTATGTTTTCTTTTTCAGACAATCCAGGGTTCCTTCTACATAATGCAACATGGTCTACAATACATACAATCTTTTTCTTAGGATCTTTTGGAATATATCCTACAATTCTTTGTTTCTCAAACTTATTACCAAATTCATCTTTCTCAACTACTTTCTCTCTTAAGATAGTTCCATTGTCATCTGCAACTTTAAACATAGTATTAAAAATACTAGTTGGAGTTTCTTTATCTTGATAGAATGTAATCAATTTAGGTGAATCTTCTTTAGGAATTCCTTTATCATCTAACTCACCAAATAATTCTACAATATCTTCATCATAGATCTTATTAATGATTTCTAAATGCTCCTGAGATAGTTTTTGCTCAGATCTTCCTAAGATGTAATTAGAATCACAATATATCCCATATTTAATATCCATTAGATATGCTACCCACTTAGCTATTTTTTCAACTAAGTCAATCTCCATTGAGAAATAATGATATTCTATAGGTTCATTATTAGGCTTAATATCATTTAAATAAGGCTGTAGTATAAAACAATTATCAAGAAAAGCTGTTTTTCCTGATTTTGGTCCACCTCCAATAACATAATAATACTTTTTCTGTAGTCCATGGATATGAGCATTAAGTCTAGGTAAACCTATATTTAATCCTTTGTTCAGTCCTTTAAGACCATCTTGAACTGCTTGTTTAAAAATATTATTTGTCATATACTAGTTTCTCTTGTTCTTACTCTTTGTATATTTCCTTCTCTAATTGCTTCAAGCTCTTCTAATAATTTAGATACATTATTCTTTTCAATAAAATACACTAGTAGCTGCATATATTGCATATCTCCATATTTAAAGGAGTCTACATAATGCTTAGTAGCTGTAACAATCTCTTGTCTTGTGTAATTAGGATGTGCAGTCATAAACTTTCTCAGCTTGTTAGTGACATCAACTAAAGTTCCTCTCCATCTATAGATAGTTCCATTCTTAGTACCAGTAGGAAATATCTCTCTTAACTCATTGGCTAATGAAATTATTTCTTCTGCTACAATAGGACTATTTCTTTGTTGGATCAATTGAGTTCCTTTTGGTCTTAGCACTATCCTATCTTCTAAGATTTTAATGAACAAATTTTCTTGCAATTTTAACAAGTCATCAAATTTCTTTTCAACACATTTAGGTATTAAATTTGATTCTATAAGAAATAATAATACAAATTGATTGACTGTAACTCCTGCTTCATCCAACCTCTCCAGTCTCAACTCCATATTAATCCTCCTTTGCTAACTCAGTCATTATTTTCTTAGAAATTGCCAATCTTCTTTCATATTTTCTCCTAATGATCTCACTCACTAGGAAAATAGTTGTTTTTGGTTGTAATTTTAATTCAATCAATTCAGTCAGAGCCCATACTTTATCCTCCAATGTTTTAACTGTTAAGAGTTCAGCAATTTTAGTTGCTTGTTCTTTACCTAATCTTACTACTACTTTTACATTAAAAATGTCTTTTCCATAACCCTTCATATCTCTCTCACAAATTTAAGTTTTACTTCTTTTTAGTTAAGTCTCCTCATAATTCTTTTAAGTTTTTTAGTGTAATTTTTATCTTCAGCATAAATACTCTGAAGAAGATTAAGATATTCTTCCTCATTTTTAATAGTCTTAGCATATGAATGTTGCCATATCCAATAATCTAATATTGAATGTTTCCAATGTTCATATTTAGCATATTGTTCTTTATCTATAGATGTGGTAGGCCTTTGTCTTGGTCTCATCATCCCAAATGGATTTGAATTTTGTTTAAACAACTCTGATTTAAAGTTACCACTCTCTAAGATAGCTTGTGCCATTACTACTTTTGGAAATTTTATTCCTGATTCATTAATACTTGCATAAAACTCTTCAGGAGTAAATTCTACAACATCATATTTAATTGGTAAATAAACTGTATCTTTAATAACAGTTATATCTTCAATTGTTTTGATCCTATCATATATGATCTGAGTCTTAAAGAAGACATCAATGATCATAAACATCATTACTATAGAAATGAAAATACTACTAAGTCTCATTAGTCAAATGATTCTCTATATTCTTTTAATAGCAACTTAGCTTTAATATCTACTAAGTTTGTGTGTTTATCAACTGCATATTGAGGTCTTTCAATTTTAACATCAGCTAACATATCTCTTATATACTCAAGGTGTTCTTTTCTATAATCATGTAAGATCAATGAAGTTCTGCCACCATTGTAATCAATAATTAATTGATAATTAGGACCACAATTAGTAGGCTCTGATATATAGAAAATATTATCCTTATCTATTACTTCTACTTTATTCTTAGTATCAGCAATATATGGTCTAGTCTCTATTCTTACTAACATCTTTTTCTAAATAATCATTTATTGCTTTAATGAAGTTTTCAGGCAACTCTTTAACTTTTTCATTTGTTTTGCTATATTCTATAACAGTTCCTAATCCTATTATTCTATAACAAGACTTTGTAGAAGGAAGCAATGTTACAGACAATATTAGTACTGCCAATATTGGTGTTATCTTTTTAAGATGCTTTTTAGCAAGTTCTTTTTCTTTTTCATCTCTTGCTATAGAAGCAACTATTAAGAACACAATAAAAAGTATAAACACAATAATTAGTATTATACTTAACAAAGCAATAAAGTTGTCTGCTTGTTCAATAAAATAAAGTAACCAGTAACTATTCATCTTCTGACTTTTTAATAATTTGTAATGTCTCTTTGTCTACAATTTGCCACCAAGATAGAACTCCTAATGGATCATCATTCTTAGTTAATAAACTCTGAATAATGTTGTTGGCCTCTTCTTCAGAATCAGCTTCAGCAACTAAGTCTAACATTCCTCCTTTAGGATAAATGTCACTACTAAAGAAAATCAATAATTTCATACATCATAATATTTAGTTTCTAATTCAGTTTTATTAACCTTGAACCTCTTTTTAAGATTATCTACATTAGTAAGTCTATATTTTTTAGATCTTCTTAGATAAAGAACATTGTAAAGATTATTATCTTTATCACAAACAAATCTAGGATATTTATTTGAATTAAAATTTGTAAGAGCTGTATATGGAAAATGATAATATTCATATGTAATCTGACCAGGTACTGCAATCATAGTCTTATGTAAGACTTTTACTCTTATCTTTTTTCTATAGATTTCTCTTAAAGCATAGTTCCAATCAAAAGTAAATAAAAGTCCACTATTTGTTATTTCTCCTGTTATAGGAGGTCTTGCAATAGTAGTCCAAATACCCACTTCTTCTTTCAGTTCTCTAAACTCTTCTATTTCAATATCATGTAATTCATCTCTTCTATCTGATTCAATGTAATAAATAATATCTCTTATAAGACCAATTTTCCTATCTATTTCTAGATTTCTTAAGAATAGCTCACTACACACAGAAGAGTTCTTTGTTAGCTTCATCCAAGTTCTTATAGATGATTTCTCCTCTATCAGTGTGAACATGTATTTCCTTAGGGTTTCTGTGCTCTGTAATCTTAAAAACCATGTATATATTACCTTTTTTATCACATACTTGTTCATCTTCAGTATCTAAAGTTAATTCTTCAGAAGGGTTCTCTATGAGAATAAAATATAATTTTTCTCCATAACATAATTCATGAGCATGACTAATTGCTTCTTCCTTAGTACTCATTATGTATGATGAATAAGTTATATGCCCATCCTCAACAAAATATAGACCATATTTACCCTTATATTGTCTATCTTTATAGTATCTCATACCTCTTTGATTATGAGGCCAATGTGCTCCTAAAGTATGAAGTTTGGATTCTATTTGAGATTCAAATTTTGTAGGGAAAACTATACAATTTTTCTGAAAGTAGCATAATTTAATATTCATAAGGAATTACATGAATTTGATTGCCTATTACTGTCACTTGATGCATTTCTAAATAATCTGTTTTTTCCCAATAGTTAATTGCATCTTGAACAGAATCAAAGTGTTTTACTTCATCCCATTTAGTTGAATTAACATTGGATTGGGGATTCTTAAAGAATCTAAAGTCTCCTTCATTAAAGCCTAATAATGTTTCCATACTAAATAAATATTACATCTTTTTTGTTAATTTGTATTTCTAAAATACTTTTAATAGAAAGTCCTAATAATTCTTTTATTTCTTCTGCTGTAACAGTATGATAGTCAGTAATAGGGTCTCCATGTTGAATAAATTTAACACCTTTCAAAGTCTCTTGACATAAAACCCAACTATTCCTTCCATATTTTTTCCATTCTCCTCCATCTCTCTCAGGCACTGAACCTTGATATTGACTACTAGTATTTAAAACAAATAATCTATCTTCATTGGGAGAATAATAAAGAAGACCTTGAACTGTGTCTCTATCCCCTTCTTTAAAATTTACATAAGCTTTAGTCCCATACTTCATAGTATAGGCAATAAGTTGATTCCTATTCATTTTATTTCTTCTTTGTGTTATAAGATCTCCTAAACTTTTTAATTTTATAACTAGAGTTAATTTTCTCCTTAGAAGGGGAATTCTCAAAGTAATCATTTCTCTTTACCTTTGCCATAATAATATTCAAACAATTTTTCTTTTCCTTTCTTTGTTAGGTTGTATACACCAGGAGCATAACAATCTTCTGTGTCTACCCCAATTTTCCTAAGAAGTTCATATTCTAAATTATTATTTGTACCACATAATCTTTCTAATGCACACACTTCACAACTTTTATCAACTATAGAAAAATCTTCCTCAGACAACTCAGAATTGAAATCTTCTTCTTCAAGCCAAAGATATGAATCTATACAATAGTTATGATTACTAGTAGTATGTATTAGAGGTAGAATATATGCTTTGTTATTAGATGGAATACAATATTCACAGTCTTTTCTTTTTAAACATGTATTGCATTGATGCCATCCTGGTAAATCTACTAATACTGTTTTGTTAGCAATATTAATATTTCTTTTAAGTAATTGTTTAAGTATCATACTTTTTAGATAATTCTTTCCATTGTTGTCTAAACTTATTAATGTCCATATATAGTGGAACTATTAAGAATACAATAATAGTAGTGATATATGTAATAGTTTCTTTACCATCAAACACTCTTCCAGTCCAATATAAGACACCATAAAATAAAGACCCTAATAATACTCCAAAAATAATAGTAACTACTACTTCTGAGATATAAGCCTTTAAATAAATTTTTTTAATTGGGTGCATATAAATATTCTTCTATTAATTCTTCTGTAACTTTAAAGCCTTCTACTTCTCCTTTAAGTATATTTATTATATCAAAAGCTAATCCTAATGAAGTACTAGTGTTAGCTTTTAGGGACCATCTCCACATAGTATCACCTGTCCAATTTCTCATTGAGTCATAATTAGCTACTAAATTTCTTTGAGACTCTCCCCTCTTAAAGAAGACATAAGCTCCTGTTTCTTTTATTTTTTCAAATTCTTTAATCTTAGCCTCAAGATTTAAAAGTGCTTGAGATAATTCATCTGTTGTTACAGTTACTCCATTATTCTCAGCATTCTCTTTTAATTTAAAAAATACTGAAGTAAAAAGATCAGGTATAAATGCTGGATAAGAAGCAAAAGCATCATATCTGTCAGATAGTGCTCCTATTTCTCTTAAATAGTCAACATATTTACTTCTAATGTTTAACTGGCTTCTATCTTTCCAGCCAAATACTAATTTCAAGAATTTCATTAAATTATCATTCCCTAATTTGAATGATGAATCTCCATAAGTATAGGTAAAGAAATAGATTTCTATTCCTTTCCTAAATTCAGCTTTAAATGTAATCATCCTCTAATCTCCCCTACTTTAATTTTATTTCAAATTCTGCTAGTCTCTTAAGATCAGATATAGGAACTTTAACTATTATATCTTTAGAACCAACTCTCCTATAAGGAATATAAAAATCATAAGGTGTATTATAAACAATATCTTTACCTTTAATTTTCTTTTCAATATAAGGAGGAAGTTTCTTAGTAGGAACATATATTGCTGTTTCTTCTGTAGCAAATATAACATAGTCTTCTTCTCCATAAATCCATCCAGGATTACCTCTAACATTTAATATTTCAATCCAATGAATTGTACCATCTAAAGGTCCTGATCTTCTACTAGCCCTCTTTAATGCCTTAATATCATAGCTTATCCAGGGACTATTTTCATCTTGTCTCCACCAAAAGTCTATATGTTTAAACATATCTTCTTTTACTGTAGCTCTCTTAACTTCACCTTTAAAATAATCTTGGTGAATCTTCATCATAGTTTCTTCCCAGTCTTTGCCATATTTATAGGCTTGTTGTCTTGTTACCATTTCTTCCCTTCATATCTCTCCACTCCATAAGTAACATTTTTAATAAGACAATGTGGTATTAAACAATTATTTTCTTAAGAATCACAAAGTTCTATAATCTCTTCTGTAATTCTTATAATCTCTTTTATTTCTAAATCAAAATTATTTAGATACTCTTTAAGTCTATTGCAAGATATATGATCAGCTTTTCCACAAATATATACTACACCAATATCATTTCTAACTTCAATTGGCAAATATCTCCCAAAACCTTTTGCATTATGCTTCATAAATATTATTATATAAGCTGTAGTGCCAGGTTTTTTGGAATTTTTCTCTACATCTTTTTTAAATTCTTCAAATGTCATTCTATTTGAAAATAAAGTTTTCTACTGTATAATACTGACAGTTATGTGTTTTAGGATGTTTTAACCCAATCCTAGCTGTGTTATTTAATCTCTTTTTAGTCATAACATCAGTAAATTTATATACAAAATATTGTCCATTAATTACTGATTTAGTCAATCTTCCAAAAAGATAATTAGTAACATCTTCACCCTTCTTAAAATTCTTATACTTATCTGTGTTGCAGATAATTTGTAATTTTTTCTCAGCCATACTTAATTTTTGCTATTATGTTATACATTAAATTAAAGACTCCAGCTTTTACCCAAGCTACAGTTTGATCATCATGCCATCTTAGATAAAACATACTAGAGGATCTTTTTCCAAAAAGTGTGGAAGAACTGTCTTCTACTGTCATTTCAAAGTGTTCTCCAGTTGATTTCTTTTCTACTAAATAAGTTTTTCCTATAGTACAGTTTTCAATTATCATATATGTTAAGTTTAAGAATAATAACAGGAGATTCTACTTCTTTCTCTTCTAAGAATTCTTGTAAAGAGAATATAGTTTCTTTAGGAATTATTACCACTCCAGCTCTATTATTTACAACAGAATATTCTTTAGTTCCCTTCTTTAAGAGATGTAAAGCCATATCTGAATATCTGGATACTTTACATTTTAGTATAATATCATTATCTGACATAATACCATTGTATGTTTTAATTCCAAACATTCCTATACCATAGCTTATAAGAGCTGTTCCTTTACATTCTTCACTTCTTATGAGATTTTTAAACTTAACTCCAGGAATTTTGATTATGTTTCCATATTTAATATGCTCAGTATACCTAGGAATTTTTATTTGAGGACACACTAAAGTTCTATCTATTTGGACTTCACTAGCACTAGAACTAGATTTATTTGCTATTATTACATAATAACCTTGTACAGTAAACCATAGGCCACTATAGACATAACTTGTTGCTATATTAGTTCCATATACACTAAGTGTTCTTCTTCTATAAGTATCTCCTCCATAAGTACTCTTTAATTGTACTTTATCTAAGAAATCTTTCTTAATTAAAATTA